AATCCATTTGACTTTCCTGACTGGCGTAGTTGGGCTCAACGATTTGTACAAATGGTGGACTAATGACCGATCAAGAATTTATTCAGCTGCTGAATGAAGTAGCTAAAAAAGCCAGGCCTTTCAATAGCGAGGTTCGGCAAATTGACTCGATGGACATGATCCTTAAGGAAACTGGCTTAGACAGCCTTGACATGCTGATGTGCACAGTCTACCTTTGCGAGATCTATGACGTAGAAGACGAAAAAAGCAAAGAGATGCTGGGCGAGACCCCGCAAGATCTTTTCAACTTCCTGAAGGAATGGGGACGCCGACAACCGGCTGACCTAGACCAAGCAAGGGAGTGGTTCGTATGAGAATCTTCCTCACCGAAAGCCGCACTGCGTGCACTGAGGACACGACTCTTTTTGAGAATCACACCTTTCCCCAAAGGGTTCACCTGTTTCCTGAGACCTACAACAGGGTCAAAACAGGCTTGATCAATCCAGCCCATCAGGTAGCTGAAAAGGTCTTGGACCCCGAGCTTTTAAAGCTCCTCCGAGACACACAACCAGGCCGAACGGCCTTCATTCTGGCCGCCGGCAACAGCAATTTTGCCAACGAAGGCGCCAAACTCAATCGAGAAAATGAATGGACCTACAACTACAAGGTCCTTCCATTGTCCCTGACCCAGATCTATGCTGGTCGGGTTGCTGCGCAGTGCGGAGAGATTGATCACACAGCAACGGATGCCACCGCTTGTACATCTAGCCTCAAGGCCTTAATGGACGTACAGACCCTGATCAAGTTTTATGGCTTTGATCGGGTAGTTGTACTAGCTATTGAGGACCAGGTCAACAACATGACCCTCCAATTCTTTGGAGAAGCTAAAGCAACCCTGACAGAAAGCATGGCCGAGACTCACCAGGTGGTCCCCAGTGCCTTCGATTCCAAGAACTTTGGGTTCTATATAGGTCAAGGTGCCGCGTTTGCCGTATTTGAGTCAGAAGACGCTTTAAAGCGGTCAAAATTGCGGGCAAGAGCAGAGCTTTTGTCAGCCTGGACAGCAACTGAAGTTGCAAAAAACGCCATTGGACAAAGAGAAGATGGACAAGGTTTTAGACGAGCTATCGAGGGCGCGCTCAAACTTTGTCAAATTTCCTCAGAACAAATTAAAATCGTAAAAACTCATGGTACCGGTACCAGATCTAACAACGAAGCTGAAAAAGCTGCGCTGGAAGGGTTCTTGAGTGATTTTGTAGCAACATCGTACAAGCAACGAATCGGCCATACGATGGGAGCGAGCGGATTGTTAGAGACCCTCTTGCTGTTCAATGATTTAGAAAAGGGAACTGTCCCTGGGATCTTGAATCGTAGTGAGGAGGATCATGTATTCCTCTCAGAGGCGATTGAAGCACCTGAAGGGGCAGTGTTAAGCTTGAGTGCTGGCATGGGCAACGTGTTCAGTGCTGCGCTTTTCAACATGAGGATCTAATTATGCCGCTCGTAGACAGCCGACAACAAATGCTAGATCTTGGCGAGGTGCTTAAAGTAGCCGCTGAGAATACAAAATCTGAATACCCGATGGAATTCGTGTATGCTTCCTTTGTAAAGGAGGTGCAGATGCCTGACAGCAAGTTTTATCGCTACGGCAATACTGTCTACATTGTGCATGGTTCAAAAACAGAACCTCGCAAAGGCATGTTCAGGGCATTAAACGCAGATACAGCCCCAAATTTTGTAGCTTCTGGTTTTGCTTTTGTTGTTGATGCTTATAAAGCAGGATTCGACACACTGGTCACCCAGTTCAGCGACCAAAGCCTCATAAATATTTTCCGCAATGTTGCTAAACAACCACCTAACCCCGGCATGGGCTATAACGTCACAATGCTAAAAGACGGGCAGTACCAAGTTGCTTTGCAATTGGGAAACAAACGTGAAGGAGCACAATAATGGGTGCAGTAGCCAGTTTTGTTGAAGACGTTGTTGGCGGCGTAGTTGAAGCCGTTGGTAGCGTCGTTGAAAGCGTCATTGACGTTGTCAAAGACGTTGGTAAGGCAATTGATGATTATGTCATCCAGCCTATTCTTGATGATCCCCTTTCTGCAATTGCAACGGTAGCGGCTGCCACGTTCCTAGGACCGGCGGCTGCAGCTTATTTTGGCACGTCTGCAGCTGTTGGTGTTGGTATTGCTGCAGGTGCGGCAAACACGGCAGCTGGCCTAGTTCAAGGTGAAAGCTTTGATGAGGCTATCAAGGGAGGTTTGATGGCAGGCGCAGGAGCCGGCATTGGTGCAGAATTCTTTGGCCCAGGTGGAGGCGATATTCCTGCTCCTGAGACAGACGTTCTTGGAGACTTCCTTGCGCAGAATAACAACTTCTCAAATGTGGATATTGGAACACCTGGTGTTGACATTCCCCCTCCTGGTGTTGAGGTTGGCGCGCCAATTCCAAATCCGCAAATTACTGCAACTGATCTGCCGGCAATTCAGCCTGAAGTTGGACCACCCAATCCAAGTCCGCAAATTACTGCAAACGAACTACCTCCAGTTACTACTGAAGTTGCGCCTCCATCCCCGCTTCAAACTCAGTCAACTGTTGACATTCCGCCGCCAGCTCCTAGTCCTTTGCAGACGGTTAATGCTCCAGCTGCACCTGAATTGCCAACGTTTAAGTCAGGCCTAGATACCTCATTTAATCCTGACTACAGCTTGTCAAGTGGTAATGGTGCTCCTGGTCTCAAGGTTCCTGAATTTAGAATTGATGCTCCTACCACTAACTATTTGACGGGTCAGACTGACTTCAGCCTTACTCCTCCAGGTACATCTGGTGGCCCTGGTCTGCAACCTCCAAGTGCTCCTAACTTAGCTAGTATGGGTGGTGGCCAAGGCTTAACAGTTGATATGCCTGGTTTGCCTCAGTACATGGAGAATGGTGTTCCTACCACTTTCCAAGGTGCAAATGGAAACACATACGGCAGCCCAACGCCAGATGTAACAGTGAGCCAAAGTGGTATCACTCCAACACCGCAACCAATAAATTACCCAGCAACAACTCCTCCTATTCCTAGCGTATGGGATAACATCACTAGCGGAAACCTTACTGACGCGGCAAAGCAAGTTGGTACAAGCGCGGTTGACTGGGTTAAAGAAGCCAGTCCTTGGACTCTTGGAGCAGCAGCTCTTGGCGCAACAACCTTGCTTGGGGGCGGAGGCGGTCCTCCTAATCAGACTCCTCCAAAACCAGGCTCCACGCAAGACAAGAACTTCACCAAGTCCCTTGACTTGTACAACTACATGCGCGACAAGACTAACTATGCTGGAGACATCTCTAAGTATGGTCAAGCAGGTCAACAAAATTCTGGAGAACATCAATTCTTCCAGAACACTAAGTTTGTGCCTGTTCCAATCCCTGGTCAGACTCCTGCCACACCTGCCAAGATGGGTGGCTTGATTCAAATGAAGCATTTTGCTCAGGGTGGTCAAGCTCAAGGAATGCAGGATCCTCGTCGTGCTCAAATGATGCAAGCCATGGCACAGCAGCATGCTGCCGGTCAAGGTGGTCCTCAAGGCATGGCTCAAGGTCGTCCTCCAATGATGCAAGGTGGTCCTCAAGGAATGCCACAGGGAATGCCTCCTCAAGGTGGTCCTCAAGGAATGCCTCAGCAAGGACGTCCTCAGATGCCCCAACGTCCTCGTGATCCTAAGATGGCTTACTATCAATATGGCAATCCTCCTATGCAAGCAAAAGCAATGGGCGGACTTAGCCAAGTGCACAGCATGAGAATTGGTGGTGGCGCGGACGGTCGTTCTGATGACGTAAATGCTGTCTTGTCTGATGGCGAATACGTGATGGATGCAGAGTCAGTAGCAATGCTTGGCAATGGATCCTCAAAGGCAGGAGCAGCTAAGCTTGACCAGATGAGATCAAAATTACGTCAACACAAAGGGAAAGCTCTTGCGGGTGGCAAGATTAGCCCAAATGCCAAGAGCCCACTGTCCTATTTGAGAGGAGCTTAATATGGGAGTTCTGGACTTTCTGTTCCAGGGGTCTCCACCTGCGTCGGTCACGACGTATGGTGAGACAACCTCTAACGTTCCTGCCTGGTATTCTGACTATACGCAGGGCTTGATCAGTCGAGCTAACTCGATTGCAGCAGAGCCTTATCAGCCGTATAGTCAGGCTAGGATTGCTGGTTTTGACCCGCTTCAAAATCAAGCATACACTAACACGGCAAATCTAGCAAGTACCTATCAACCCCAGATGGAAATGTCGCAAAATGCGATATACAACGCCGGTGCTGGCAGCTCTGTCAATGCGGCATCTCCGTACATCTCAGAGGCCCTTAAATACAACCCGTACAATGCTGCCTCTGGTTCTATTGGACAAGCAAGCAATCTGATTGGTCAAAGCTACGGCGACACAAGCGCCTTGGCACAACCGTACTTCAACCAGGCCAACCAGCTGACCGGACAAGCCATGCAGGGAACTGCTGGACTTGCACAGCCATATTTTGATCAGGCAAATAGGTATACGCAGCAAGGTGCTGGTGGAACTGCTAGTCTTGCACAGCCATACCTGAATCAAGCCTCTTTGGGAACAGCAGCTGCCGGATCTGCTAATACAGCAGGCTTGGCAATGCCTTATCTAAACCAAGCGGCCATGGGAACCGCAATTGCAGGCGGAGCAGACACTGCAGGCATGGCAAGTCCATATATGCAGCAAGCTTCTCAACTGTCTAGCCAAGGTGCTCAAACAGGTTTGGGTGGAATCCAGGACTACATGAACCCATACCAAGACCAAGTGGTCAACCGTATTGGTGAATTAGCAGGCCGCAACCTGAAAGAAAACTTGCTGCCGAGTATCAACGACCGTGCCATTCAATCTGGTACGTTTGGTGGTAGTCGCAGCGGTGAGGCTATTGGACGCGCTTTGCGTGATACTCAAGAATCCACTCTGGCTCAACAGTCTCAAGCCTTGCAAGCAGGCTACTCACAAGCCGGTCAACAACTTCAGGCCGACAAAGCTCGTCAGTTGCAAGCGGCTCAACAGCAAGCTGGTTTTGGTCAACAAGCAGCCGGTATGTCCGCGGCAGATTACCAACGTATGTTGTCTGCTTCTGGTCAACAAGCTCAAATCGGTCAGAGTCTGGCGGGTATGTCTGCAGCAGACCAACAACGTTTACTTTCTGCTTCTGGTCAACAAGCTCAAATTGGTCAGAGTCTGGCTGGGCTTTCTTCAGCAGACCAGCAACGTATGTTGGCGGCTGGTCAGCAGTCTGCAGCCATGGGTCAATCAGCGGCCGGTTTAACTGCTGCAGACTATCAGCGCATGTTGGCTGGTGCTCAACAGCAAGCGGCCATGGGCCAATCAGCTGCAGGCTTAGAAGGTGCAGACCTTGCAAGATACGGTCAAGCAGGTGCTCAAATGGGTGCCCTTGGTCAAATGCAAGGAAACTTGGCAGGAGCAGCTGGTACCCAAAATCTTCAGGCTGCTCAGCAAATGGGAACATTGTCCAATCAGGACTTTGCTCGCATGTTGCAATCTGGCCAGGCAATGGGTGCCCTTGGCCAACAAACCCAGCAGATGGGCATGCAGAATATCAGCGCTTTGGATGCAGCTGGAGCAACTCAGCAGCAGCAAGCGCAGCGCTCGATGGATCAGGCTTATCAAGACTTCCTCAACCAACGCGAGTACGACCGCAACAACATTGCCTTCTTGAATGCATCTGTTCGTGGCCTGACTGTGCCTACTTCTACAACCTCTACTTCAAACGGACCTGCAAGCGTCTACCAGCCATCTCCATTGTCGCAATTCGGCTCTGCATTGGCTTCTGGATACGGCCTCAGCAAGATGTTTGGAAAATAAGGATAAAAAATGCCATTGCTTGAAGACGACGAAGAAACCGGTTCCCTGGAAGCGGGTTCACAAGATGCAACCAGCGGGGCGCAAACATTTGGCTACTCCTCGTCAAGAGGCGCTTCCAATCCTTATACTGGACAACTTCAAACCTTACTGACAAAATATCTTGAAAACACTGAAAAATCGGCGACTGATAAACAGGCCCTGCTGGATAAGGCGCGTGAACGGATCATGGCTAGGTCCGCTGGTCCGGACCAGGCAGAGATGGCGTTCCGTATTGCGGCTGCTCTCGGTAAGCCTACTCGGACTGGGGGCTTTGGTGAAACACTTGGTAATCTTGCCGAGACGACTGGCGAGGCTCTTTCGCAGCGCCGTAAAGCCAGCCAAGAACTAGAAGACCTGAACCTCAAGTATCAGTTGGCAGCAGCTGATGTAAAAGGCGAAGGTCAAAAAGCTCAGATTGGAGCCCTTTCTGCTCTGGCTCGTTCAACTCCTCGCGATCGCTTGACTGAGATCGAGAAGATGCAGGAGATCATTGACGATCCAAAAGCCAATGAAAATGCCAAGAAGAATGCGCAATCGCGCATCACTTACTTGACCACTCGTCCATCGGCTGTTAAGACCAATGAGATCGATCAGTTGCTTGAGAAGATCAACGATCCTAATGTGTCACCTGCCAACAAGTCTGTTTACAAGCAGCGCTTGAACAAGCTCAACTATATTCCTTCTGAAGCCAAAGCCGAGCGAGATGCTGATAAGCCGTCATCTCCGGCCGGTAAGCTTGCCAAGGATGAAGGCCTGACTCCAGGGACCCCTGAATTTACCGCTCGAGTGAAAGCTTTGGCTGGTGAGGGCAAGGGCTTGAACCTAAGTGCAAAAGAACAAAGTGAGCTGTTTGAAGCTGAAGACGTTGTCAACGCTAGCAAGACGGCAATCTTAAACTTGACCAAGGCCAAACAGATCAGCCCTCAAGCTTATTCTGGTTTTGGTGCAGGAGCCCGCCGCACGATTGCCCGCAACATTCCAGGAGTCGGCGACTCGCAAGGCGTGACTGCAACTACTGACCTTGAGACCTTGGTCTTGTCAAACGGACTTGACCAGTTGAAAGCCATCTTTGGTGGTAACCCAACTGAAGGCGAACGTAAGATCCTGATAGACATTCAGGGCTCGCTCAGCATGAGTGACACCGAACGTCAGGCTATTTACGATCGCGCCATCAAGGCAGCGGCTCGTCGCTTAAAGACTAGCCAAACCAAGATGGAGAACATCCGCAAGGGTGCTTACGGCAAGATCACTCCCGAAGCTAATGCAGACGGTGGCTTTGTTGGCCGTTACGCCGACGGCGGCATGGTTGCTCATTATGCTGATGGCGGATACACCGACCAGCAGGTTCTTGACTATTTAAACTCTAATCCTGGCTTGACCGATCAAGAGATTGCTAAGGCCATGCAGACGTACGGCGTTGACACTTCTCAAATGGCTAGGGCAACAGGCCTTGATCTTGGAAATGTTCAAGGTCGTTATGATGCAGCAATTCAGCCGATCTCAGACAAGCAGGTCCAGGATTGGTTGGGCGAGCGTTCTGGAATGGCAGACCAAGATATTGCTTACGCGATGAACGAGTACGGAGTTGATCCTACTCAAATGGCTAGGGCAACAGGTCTTAAGTTAGAAGACGTTCAAAAGCGTTATGACGCTGCGGCTCCTAAGTATTCCAATCATGACGTATATGCTTGGTTGCAAGAGCATCCTGGAGCCTCTGACAAAGACATAGCTGCAGCCATGGGTACGTTTGGTGTTGGCACGCTTCAGATGTCTAAGACAACTGGCCTGCCTTGGCAAGATGTCAGCACGCGATATACTGCCGCTGGCGGTACTCAGTCTCAGCCAACAACTGTGACGACCAAGCCAACCACAACAACACCAGTCACTAAGACGACAACTCCAGTAACTAAGACAACAACGACTCCGGTCACTCCAACCAAGCAGACATACTCTCCTGAAATGATAGAGATGATGCGCAAATACTTAGGTGGTCCTGACGCGCTTACAACTTACGGCCAATATGGCTCTAAGTCTGCGGCAGAGCATAAGTTTTTTGACCATGAGCTTGTCAAGAAAGCAGGCGGTGGAATGGTCCACATGGCCGATGGCGGCGATTATTCAATGGCCAACTTTGGCCGCGCTGTCGGTCAGGGCTTAGGTCTTGGCTTTGGCGACGAGGCTGTTGCCCGTGTTCGAGCCAAGATGGAAGGTCGCCCTTATGAAGACGTTGTCCGTGAAGAACGTGAAGCCTATCAGCAGTTCCAAGAGAAGCATCCCTTTGCTGCCTTGGGCACTGAGCTAGTCTCAGGCGCAATTCCAACCATTGGTATGGCAATGATCCCAGGAGCCGGAACAGCCGGATCTGTGATGGGAGCCGGCCGCATGGGAATGGCTGCAAGCAAGCTGGCCCAATACATGCCCAAGTTTATGACAGGCACTATGGGCAAGGCGGCAGGTTCCGCTGCGGCAACGGGCTCTATTGCAGGAGCAGGTTCTGCAACCGAAGGCGAACGCGGTATGGGAGCCTTGGAAGGCGGTGCAACAGGAGCCGTCCTTGGCCCAACTGTAGCCAAAGGCATCCAGCTCACTGGTCAGGCAGCCAAGGCTGTTAAGAATGCAATCCGACCATCTCCTGGGGCCGTAGAGCAACGCGCAACCAATAAGGTATTGGAAGCTATGGGCAGGGACGAAATGGACCCTACAACCCTTAAGGCAAGGATGGCAGCCGACAAGAAGCTTGGTGTTCAATCCACAATCATGGATGCAACCCCATCTCTGTCAACCCTTGGCGAAGCAGTAGTGACTCGCCCAGGACCTGGTCGCAAGATCCTTGGTCAAGGCCTGAATGATCGCTTAGAAGGCGGTCGGGAAGCAGCGGCCTCTCGTGCCCTGAAAGACATCGGCAAGGGTGTTGATTACACGGCACAAGAAGACAAGTTGATGGGAACCTTGCGTTCCAATGCCAACAATCTCTACGATACCGCCTACGCGCATGGATCGGTTGATGATACCCGCATCCTGAAGGTTTTGGAGGATGATACCTTCAAGAAGGCATTCAAGGAAGCTCAAGCTATCTCCAGCAAAGAAGCAAGAGCCGCAGAACTTCGAGGCGAAGATGCTAGCAAGTTCAAGCTGAATGACATCTACAGCCAAGACAAAGACGGCAACCTGATCAGCGTCGGCAAGATTCCTGACGTCAGAACCCTTGACTACATCAAGCGGGGCATTGATGCTCTGATTGACAAGGGCTACAAAGGCGAAGGTATGGGCAAGGCGGAAGCCAATGCACTCAAAGATCTTCGCAAGGCCTACATTGGCGTCATCGATGAAAACGTGCCTGAGTATGCAGCAGCCAGGGCTAAGTATGCTGGCGACATGGAAGTCTTAGACGCTCTCCGTATGGGCCGTACAGATTACTTGTCACCTAAGATGCTGCCAAACGAAGCCAAGAAACTGGTTGACGGTATGTCAGAAGCCGAGCGTGATGCTTTGCGTGCTGGCGTTGCACAGTCACTCCTGACTAAGGTTATGGACTCTCCGCAGCAAATCAATGCGGCCCAGAGGATCATAGGAGCCCCTGCAACACGTAAACGTCTAGAAGCTTTGTTCAAGGATCCTAACGAATACACTGTGTTTGAGGCAGCTCTCCAACGTGAGTCTGAATTGTTCCGTAATGCCCAAGACATTGTCCGCGGCAGCCGCACAGCAAATAAGACAGAAGCCTTGAAAGACCTGAAAGCCGGCAACGGCATCTTCGACATTGCTGGTGAAGCAGTGGACGTAGCAGCAGGATCACCTGGCTCGGTGGTTGGGCGCGTCTTGAAATACTTGCAGGCTCGTACCTCTCTTGACGAGAAGACAGCCGGCGAAGTGGCCAAGATGCTGAAGTCAGGAACAACCCAAGAGGTTGATGATACCTTGAAACGCCTTGAAGCAAGCAGCGCCAAGTTCATTGAAGACAAGAACAACTCTGCCAGACGCCTCAAGACGACCTCAGGTACCATCGGAGCAGCGGCTCCTACAACACGCAAAGCGGCTCCTGAATCCGACGTTCCGGCTGATGAGGAAGAGGACGATGAAGCCAAAGTCCAACGCATCGTCCGGAGCCTAGAAAATGAGTGACCTCGACAAACTCGAAAAGAAGTACGAAAAAGGGAACAAGGCTCAGGAGATTAGAGACTCCATCTCAAAGCTCAAGGAAACTCCTTCTAACCCAGACACCAAAAGAGCTTTTGAAAGCCGCAAGGAAACTCTTGACTCCGTAGTCAGGGCAGCCAAGCAAGCGACTGCTGGTTTTAGAAGCCAGTGGTCTGGCCTTGACGACAAAGGCGAAGTTGGCGTGGGCAAGGGAACTCCTGGCATCTACTACAACACCGTGGCTATTCCAGCAGTTGCTGGTATTGTAGATGAAAAGTACGCTCCAGACTTTGCGGTTGCAGCTGATAAAAAGGCAGGCAAGATCAAGGAAGCCGTCCGTAAGGACATGGGTATCAATGAGCCTAAAGGGGCTCTTGAGCACTTTTCTTATGCTGGCGGCGAGATGCTCGGTCAGTTGCCGGTTCCTGGCGCCTTGATGAACAAGATCCTTGGCGGAGCAAAGAAGATGGGAATGGCCGGCAAGGTTGCTGCTGCTCCTATCGAATATCTGTCTCCTACAGTCGATCCAAGAGCCATCAACTACGGTATTGGAACGGCTTTTGGCGGATCAATAGGCACGGCTGTTGAAGCTTTTAGCGAGCCAGACAAAAAAGCCTTGGGCGGCCTGATTCAAAAGTACGAAGAAGGCGGCAAGGTTGGCAAGGTCGCTACGTTCTTCTCTGCTGTTGACAAGGCGATCAATACGCTAAAGCAGAAAAAAGGAACTGGCGAGCAGATCCTTAAGCAGCTTGAGACCACTCCAGGCATTAAGCCAGAAGAACTTGAATCTAGAGCCATTAAGCAAAAGCTACAAGCATCTCCTAAGATCACTCAGGAAGAATTGCAAAAGACTATTGCTGCAAACAAGCCACCAATCCCTAAGCGAATCAAGCTTGGACAAGGCTTGGATCCGGAATGGCAACCCCGTCTTGAAAAAAGGTTTGAAAATGCGCTTGAAGAATTAAACATTCAGCCTGTTGTTGATCCTGCAACCGGACGAAACTTAGGTTTTTTTCATCCCGAAACAGGTGAGATCCTTGACGCAAAACAAGTCAGGAATATGGATCCAGAAGAGCTTGGAATTCCAGTTGATCCTGCAACAGGGAAGCTTGATTCTGAATCAGCTTATCTTCTTCAAAACGTAAGGCGGGCTGTTGTAGAAGCAGAAGAACAGTTTGACTTGGCTTTGGGTGCTACAAATACCAAGTTTAGTCAATACAGCAAGAGCAAAGGCCAAAACAACTATCGTGAGATCTTGCTTCAGCATGAAGACAGGTCTGCTCCAGGAGCTGCTGCCATAAGCCAGCGCATCGATGAGCTTTTAAAAAGCAATCCAGCAACTGAAGAAGAGGCGGCAGCAGTCAACAAGGAACTTAATTCCCTGATTGACAAGGTCACCACCGAGCGTCAGATGTTTACTGCCAGCCACTGGGACGATCCAGATGTCTTGGCTCATTACCGCGTCTCTGACATGACTGGCCCTAATGGTGAGAAAGTCTTGTACGTTGACGAGATCCAATCAGACTGGCACCAAAAGGCTCGTGATGCTCGCAAGCGTGAAGTCAAGAGGATCCTTGAGTCTGAGCGCACGGACATTCGTCAAAAGGCTCTTGCTGAGGTTGGCTCGACTGATGTGACTAACGAAAATGAGAACAAGATTAGGTCGGTCTTTAATCGCTTAAACAAAGAACGCAAAGCCGAAATTGAAAAACAGGTTGACGAGAATTTTGGCTATCGGTCTGCTGAGGACGACGAAAAGCTCTATCAGCTGAACTCTAAGATGGAGCGTCTCCGGAACACTGGGATGAACCAAGAAGAATTGAAGGAATACTTCACACCAGGAAAGATTGTTCCTGGATACGGCGGTATGGACAAGGTGTTGTCTTTTAATTCAGGCGAAGGAAGCCCAGCTTATAAAAAGGCCTATGACTACGCCATTCAGCGTGCAAAGAGTGCCGGCATTGAAGGTGAGGCCGCTGAGCGTTGGGCAACTAAAAAAGCAACGGATGAAACCAAGTACGACTGGTCTGTGACTGTTATTGAAGTTGATCCTAAGACAGGTCAACCTCGTAAGGGGGCGGATACTCGTACTCACACAACTTCTCCTGAAAAGTATATCGTTGATGAACTAAGAAAAGAAGCCTCTGGAATTGAGAGTAAAGTTCCTGATGCCCCATTCAAGAAGAACTGGCATGAGCTTGCTACCAAGGACATCTTAGACCTGGCTGCTAAAGAAGGCTATGACAAGGTCGCGTTCTCTCCTGGTGTTGAGCAAGTCAAGCGATATGAAAGCGGCTTGCGTCAGGCCGTTGACTCGATCAACTACAACCCAGCAGAAGATGGCTCATTGATGATTCAGGGCAAAAAAGGCGACCGTACTGTTTTTGATGGCAAGCTTGTTGGCGACACATTTGTCTCAGGCCCTGGCGAAGGCAAGACTCTTACAGAGGTGTTTGGAGCTGGGATTGCTAAGCAAATCGAAGACAAGGCTCCTGAGCTTCACGATCTTCTGAAGAGCCCAGTTAAGCGCACGGATGCTATGCCTGACGACAAGGACGTTAGTGACTTGCTGTGGGAGTACGGCGACCGTATGACCACCGACCAAAAGAAGTGGCTGCGTGACTACCAAGAACGTTGGGAACTTGATGTTGATGGAACACCTGCTGGTGAAAGTATTGCAAGCGAAATGGTCGACGAATATACAAACTGGCTCAAGTCAAACAAGCTTCGCAACTTGTCTCCTGAAGAAGTAAGACTGAAAGAGCTTGAGGCTATCCCTGAAGGAGAGCGCACCCCTGAACAATGGCAAGAATTCCACGTAGTTCGTGACAAGGCAGGAAATCCAGAATCAGGAACTTATCCGCCCCTTGCCTCGTTTGCCAAAATCACCGGACCAGACTTGACCATTGGCGGCGAAGGCATGAAGTCATTCTATGACCAGCGCTTGCCTTCCTATGTCAAGAATTACGCGGGCAAGGAATTCAAGGCACCAACCGGTTATATGGAGTTTGAGAACCCCTGCACCAAAAGTAAAGTCTCAGAGCGCCAAATCCAAAGAATGATGGACGATATTGCTAACGGAGATGACGATGAGCTTATGGAAATGGCAATGGAGCGCACCCACGCTTTGACTGATCAGGCGCTTCGTGAACAAGGCCTTCACCCAAACAGCCCAGAATGGGAAGATGCTTGGTGGAATGTCATGGATGAATTCCAGGATCGCGGGGTAGAAGCAGCTGCTCGTGAACTAGCAATAAAACGACTTGAGCAACCAAAAGCAGAAAAAATCAAGGCATTCTCAGTTGACATCACTCCTCAGATGAAGGAAAAGATCAACAAGGAAGGTCAAAAACTGTACGGCTTTGTGGCTCCTCCGTTACTTCCGCCTATGGCTGGTGGCGCTGCTGCCCTGGAAACAGGCAAGCGAATGATGGAGAAGGAACCAGTAGTTGAGGAAGAACAACCCAAGGAACCTCCTACGGCTCCCCAGGGCTTCCAGAGTGGTGGACGTGTAGGCAACATGAAGGATGCAGCAGAAGGCCTGCTACGGGTCCTCCATGGAGGTCCTAGCCGTATCCGTTTAGACAGGGAGAAGAATCTAGACGTAACTACTGACCAAGGCTATGCAATCAAGCGGGCTCAAGACAAGATGACTCAGATGGGGCAAGAAGGCCCTCCTATGATCAACAAGTTTGACGTGCCTGCAGCCAAGTTGCTTCGCTTTGAAGAGACCTACAGCCCTGAAGATGTAAAACTGATGCGCAGGTTCTTCAACAAGCTGCCAGAAGGCAAGGCAATGACAGGCGAGGAGATCTACGATACCGCGCAAGGCAAGGACTTCGTGATGGAAGGTGTTGCTAAGGCAGGTGGATTCTCTGGCTATGAAAGACCAGCCGGTGGTTCTGGCGGCGTAGGTAACTGGTTCCGCGTAACAGACCAAGAAGCCTTGACCCGCAAGGCCAGGGGCGGTCTGGCAGAACTCCAAAAACGCTATAGATGATTTTCTAGACCAAAACAGAGTGTACTAGTATTCTCTGTTTTGGCTTCGCGCAGCCTTATGCTATCGAGCGAACGAGTGTTAGAATAGTTTTTAATTGAACTGATACACTCTGTTATGGCTCTAGAATCACTCTATAGGGAATTTGAGCCCAGCTGGTATAAGTGATAGCATTTATTTTAAAAAAAGTGCGCGCTGCGTGGTTTTACGCACTAGAATCAATCCCATGCACAGCAATCCTGCTAGCATAAACAGAAAGAAGAAAGGTATTTATCATGTCACATGAAGTTGAAACGATGGCTTACGCCAATGAGACCCCTTGGCACGGCCTTGGTACCCCTGTCGCTGACAACTTGACTCCTGCCCAGATGCTCGAAGCAGCTGGACTCAACTGGCAAGTCAAGAAGAAAGCTTTGGTCGTCGACGAACTCGACCACGTGTTGAGCAGCCACTACGCTTTGGTGCGCGACACAGACAGCAAGATCCTTGGCGTCTGCGGCAGCGACTACAACCCCACACAAAACCAAGAAGTCTTTGAGTTCTTTGACAAGTTCTGCAAAGCCGGCGATATGAAGATGGAGACTGCAGGTTCTCTTCATGGTGGCAAGCGTGTTTGGGGCCTTGCAAAGATCAACGGCGGCTTTATGTTGGGCGGCAAAGACGAAGTCGAAGGCTACATCTTGCTCGACAATCCACACATCTGGGGTCGCAGCCTGCAGATCATGTTCACGCCAATCCGCGTTGTTTGTAATAACACGCTGACGGCCGCTCTTCGCGATAATAAAAACAAGGAGAACACATTCCGCATGTCACACGATCGCGCATTTGACGACGAGATCAAGCAAACTGCTGCGGAAAAAGTTGGCCTTGCAATGAAATCGCTCGACGTGTTCAAGCAGCAAGCAGAGTTTCTGTCTAAGAAACGCGCTAAAGATCAACAAGTCATGGAATTCTTTTCCAAGCTTGTCAATCCAGACCAATATCAAGCAGCATTGATTGCTTCTGAAGATGGTCAAGTCAATCGTTCAGATCTTGGCCGTACGGTCAACCGTTTGATTGACATCGTGCACACCCAACCAGGCGCTGATCTGAAGACTTCAGCAGGTACTTGGTGGGGCGCATTCAACGCCGTGACGTACTACTACGATCACGTCGCTGGAACTGATCAAGACAAGCGTCTGACAAGCGCGTGGTTTGGTTCAGCTGCTACTCGTAAACGCCAAGCACTTGACTTAGCCGTCGAGTTCGCTGAAGCAGCCTAAAACCTGGGGGCTTCGGCCCCCTTCATTCCCACTCTAGGAGAAAATTATGGCAAACGCCAGAGGAAAGTCTATCGACAACACTCACCTGAGCATTGATCAGGCTGAGGAACGTGGTTTCATTCATAGAGACTACATCGCCCACTGTCTACGTTGGACGCATGTAGCAAAGTGGATGGGCAACCCTAAACACCGCAAGGATTGCAAGCTGCTTGACATTGGCTGCGGCAAAGACGTACCGTTGGCAAAGATGCTGATGACCAGTCGTATGGCGTCAGATGGTCTTGACTACATCGGCATTGACTACAACAAGCTGGAAATGCCTAAGGCTTTTGAGAACACCAAGTTCAAGCCCACTCTGATTGGCAACGTGGCCTTCCCAGACTGCAAGCTGCCTCATGAGAAGTTTGACGTCATCACAAGCTTTGAAGTCCTTGAGCACGTTGAGCCTTTGCATGCTTACAAGATGCTGGAAGGTATCCGTGATCGCTTGACTGATGACGGCGTCGCCTTCTTGTCCACCCCTGTCTACGACCCACAAGTCGGTGCAGCAGACAACCACGTCAACGAGATGACCTACGAAGTGATGCAGTTGATGCTTCACAAGGTTGGTTTGGAAGTTGACGACCACTTCGGCACTTTTGCCTCAATCAAAGACTACAAGGAAATGATCGCCAAAGATGATCTCGATTCAGTGTTCAGCCGCCTGCGTGATTACTACGACAGCAATTACTTGGCAACTATATTTGCCCCCTTATATCCTCACCGTTCTCGGAACGTGCTCTGGCGGGTCAAACTGCCGAAAAATACTGAGATGTTTAGCGCAGGCAAATTTGCAGACCTCACAAAGCCCCTGTCAAGCAGCGAAGCCTGGCAGCCACTCTTTGACTACCTTGGAGAGTAACCATGGATCTGTCAAAGATGGTAGCAGAGTTTCATCAGAAGTTTGGTCTGGAACCGACTGCCCAGCCTGACTTTCCGGTGAGGGAGATCTGGGAGCTCAAGAACGCTCATCTGCAAGAAGAGTTGAACGAGATCAGAGCAGCAGCAATCAATGGCAACTTGGAAGAGTATTTTGACGGCCTGATTGACTTGGTCTACGTAGCTCTTGGGGCGGCCTACTTATCAGGCTTGCCCTTTGACGAGGGCTTCAAAAGGGTGCATGAAGCAAACATGAAAAAAGTGCGCGCTTTAAGGCAAGAAGATAGCAAACGCGGGTCTACCTATGATATAGTGAAACCTGCAGGATTCGTGGCTCCAACGCTTACGGACCTCATCAGAAAGGAGAAAGAATGAAAGGCATTATTGTCATTGACGGTTGTGATGGAACAGGCAAGACTACGCTTGCTGAAGCTATTTGCAAACGCCACGATGGCGTCTACATTCACAACACATATCGCTGGCCTTCAAAGATGCCGCTGTATCACACAGCCGCCTTGCATCGTGCATTGAAGTTGTCGCGTTCACGTTTGGTTGTGATCGATCGCCTTTGGATGAGCGAAGCCATCTATGCAGAGGTGTATCGTAATGGCAGCCCTTGGCCTCACATGGGTCGCATGATTGATCGCATCATCCGCAAGGTTGGTGGCGTCTACATCTTGACTCAATCACCTGCTAACCATGCTGAAAAGTTTGAGCAGCTTAAAGGTGAACGCGAAGAGATGTATGACAACGTCGATCATGTTCGCAAGCGCTTTGATGAGTTGTTTGAAGGTGGTTTGTCTGGCCATGACTATGACTACGCACAACAGCTGTCTGTGTTTGGTATGCGCATGCGTGATGATGTGCTGCCATATCGCTATGACGTTGAAGGTACCAATCTTGATGTCTACATTGACATGGTGATGTCTGTCCTTCAATCACGACTGATGAAGCAATATGAGCCTGCTTTGCACTTGCACACCAAGAACTTTGCAGGTCACTTGCATGAAGCCAACATCATCTTTGTAGGTGACAAAGCCAACAGCAAGATGCGGGCAGTCAGCTGGCCCTTTTACGACTTTGCCAATTGCAGCGAATTCTTTGCTGATGCTTTGCATTCATTGTCCTTTGATGAGACTAGAGCAATCTACATCAATGCGCATGATGGCAATGGTCCTTTGTACGTCAATGATTGTTTACGTGCAAAGCCTTACATGAAGGTCATCTGCTTTGGCAATCAGGCTTACGACACTATGAGCGATTTCACTCGCAAGATTCATAAGGTCATGCATCCATCTTATGCAAAGCGCTTCAACAAGCGTCAAGAGTTTTTACTACAACTTGAGGAGGTCATCAATGGTTAACACAACCAACATGAACTGGCAAGGCTTGTTAGATGTCATCATGAACAGTGGCATCGATACCAGCCCACGTGGAAAACGTACAAAGGAACTAATGGGCTTCAAGTCAATGATTGACATGAACCAGCCTGTCATCACTATCAAGGAGCGCAATCTTGGCTACAAGTTTATGGCAGCTGAAGCAGCATGGATCATGGCTGGCGATAACCGCGTCAGCACAATTGCCCCGTTTAGCAAACAGATCAGCAACTTCTCTGACGACGGTATCCTTTTCTTTGGCGCCTATGGACCAAGAATACGCGATCAACTGTCTCACGTGGTTCAGTCGTTACTCGGTGATCCAGACACGCGTCAAGCTGTCATCACCATTTGGCGGCCAAACCCTCGTGCATCAAGAGACATCCCATGTACCATCAGCTGCCAGTTCGTTATCCGGATGGGCATGATCCATTGCTTCATGAACATGCGTTCCTCTGATGCTTGGCTTGGCGTGCCTTACGACTGGTTCAACTTCAGTATGCTGTCAGCCGGCGTTGCATTGATGCTGCGTGAGAAGGGCATGACTGTCAAGCTTGGTGCCTTGCACTTCTATGCTGCAAGCCAACACTTGTATGAAGAGAATTGGGACAAGGTAGAACCTTGCTTGTCAGGTGAGATTCTTGGCGACTATGAGCCAATCAATCTGAATGACTTTAATGACTACGACCACTTGGTCAATCACTTGTGGGCCGTGGCTTATGGAACATCTAAGAACGGTTTTCTCAAGGAATTATCAACATGGAAAGGATGAACAGAGATGAATACTTTTCGGAATTGGCTTTACTCGTTGCTCGAAGAGCCACTTGCGCTAGGCGGAGTGTGGGCTGCGTTCTCATATCTTCTCGTGGGCATGTTCTCAGTACTGGTTATAACGGGGTGCCTCGTGGTCATACTCATTGCACTGACGTTCGCTGTCCCGGTGCTTCTTTGCCTTCGGGGACTGGCTTGGATGTATGTGAAGCTATTCATGCGGAACAGAACGCCCTCCTCCAATGCAAAGACGTGGATCAAATAGATACGGCGTATGTCACGGCTATGCCATGCATGACCTGTATGAAATTGCTCTTGAACACAAGCTGCAGGCGCATCGTGTATGTGTCTGATTACCCTCACCAAGAAGCAAAACAACTTTGGATAAAAAATGGACGAATCATCATATCAACCGCCGAAGCACTTTCCCAATCTGCTGCTAGCAAAGCGAATAGCTATCGATTGCGAGACGCGCGACCCGAACTTAATGACTAAAGGACCTGGCGGTGTACGAAAAGACGGCTATATTGTTGGATTCTCTGTGGCTACAGACGATGGATTTGCTGAATACTATCCTGTCCGTCATGCAGCAGGTGGGAACCTCAACCCCGACAATGCGTTTGCTTGGCTTCGTGACATGCTGAAAACAGACATTCCAAAGGTGGGCGCGAATTTACCTTACGACTTGGAATGGTTGCTGACAGAGAATGTCAAGGTCGGTGGTCCTAAGTACGACGTGCAGATTGCAGAACCTTTGCTTGATGAGGATCGCATCACATACAAGCTTGATGCCTTGGCGCAGTCTTACCTTGGCGAGACAAAAGACGAGACGGCTTTGATTGCAGCAGCAGTCAGACGCGGTATTCATCCTAGTAAGGTCAAAGAAAACCTCTGGCAGTTTCATGCTTCTGAAGTGGCTCCTTACGGACGCAAAGACGCAGACCTGCCGATCCGTATCTTTGCACAACAAGAAGTCTTGCTGCACGACGAAAAGCTCTGGGAAGTCTTTGACATTGAGACGCAGCTTGTCGATGTACTGGTAGCAATGCGTCAACGTGGGGTTCCTGTCGATCTAGACCGCGCCCAAAAAGTCAAGGCTCAGTTACTTGATGAGCAAGGCAAGCTCACGGAGCAATTGAAGAAGGTTGCAGAGCGGGATGTAGACATCTGGTCTGGTGACGATATACAGGCAGCCAGTGACGCATTGAAGCTGGATTACCCAAAGACTGAAAAGGGGAATGCTAGTTTTCCCAGTGAGTTTCTTGAAGCTAGTGAACATGAATTTTTCTCCTTGATTTCGAAGGTCCGGAAGCTTGACCGGGCCGGTGGAGTATTTATCGACAGCAAGATCATTCAGATGGAAAAAGATGGCAAGATTTACCCAACATTCAGACAGGTCAGAGACGATCGAGGTGGCACAAAGTCGGGGCGTTTTGCGTCGTCTAATCCGAACATGCAACAGGTACCAGCTCGAGATCCGGTGCTCGCGCCTCTTATTCGAAGCATCTTTGTACCAGAAGAAGGTTGCCAATGGGGCGTCTTTGACTACTCGCAGCAAGAGCCTCGTGTCACGGTTCACTACAGCTACCTACGGAATTTTCCTGGAGCTGAGACGGCGCGTAACCGTTACCTTGATGACCCTGATACTGACTACCATCAGCTTGTTGCAGACATGGCTGGAATCAGTCGAAAGAATGCGAAGACGCTAAACCTTGGATTGGCCTACGGTATGGGAGCAGCCAAGGCAGCCACTCAGCTTGGCTTGCCGCCAGCAGAAGCCAAACGCGTCTACGAGCAATACCATGCCAACGTGCCATTCATTAAGGCGCTTGGTGAGGAATGCACGCGGATTGCAACCAATCGCGGCTATGTCAAGACATTCCTTGGACGGCGCCGTAGGTTCCAGTTGTTTGGTCCACCAAAGTACAGCCCAGGTCTTATTCCATTGAAGAAAGACTTGGCTGAAGAGAAGTACGGCTTGCCCTTAAAGCGTTACTTTGTCCACAAGGCAATGAACGCGGTGATCCAGGGTTCGTCGGCAGACATGATCAAGATGGCGATGATCAACTTGTTCAAAAAAGGCGAAGTTCCTCATCTGACTATTCACGATGAATTGGACTTCAGTGTACGGGACTTGGATCATGCCCGAATGATTCGTCAGGAGATGTTGACATGCGTGGACTTGGTCGTGCCATTGAAAGTAGATTGCGAGCTTGGACCCAATTGGGGAGAAGCGGTGGAGGTGAAGCTATGAAGGAAAGCCAGTTTTGGGCTCTGGTCAAAGGCAAGCTGCCAGGCCACGTGGAACGCGTTGAGAACGCCTTGACAAGAGGAACTCCAGACGTGAACATGTGCCATGAAGGCAGCGAGCTTTGGCTAGAGTTAAAAGTCTTGGATGCCAAAGGCAAATGTGAGTTGCGTCCTGAACAGGTCCTATGGCACCGTAAGCGTCAGGAAAGTGGAGGACGTGTATTTGTACTCGCTCGCAACGAAAATGTCCTAAAGGTACTCCAGATTCAGCGAGAGATGGATCTCTATGAGATATGGACTTGCACCAAGCCATTCGATTGGGAGAACATGAACAACCTGCTTTTTAACGTGCCACCTTTTTGCACTGAGTATATCGTGCGTCATGCACAAGTTGGAGGACAACAATGACAGTCTATGTCGTACAAGAATCGCCGAAGTTTAACCTGCTGCCCGCTGCGGAGTATGGAGACCTTCAAACATTGCTGCCACCAGGACAAGTGATGATGGCCACTGCGCCAACCATCCGCGTCTTGCGTGACAAGCTTAGGAGTTTTTCGGACAGCGATTTTCTGCTGGCTATTGGAGACCCCATCGCCATCGGTATGTCCGTCGCAATTGCTGCTGGCTTCAATAGCGGCAAGATCAAGATGCTGAAATGGGATCGCCAAGAGCATCGTTACTACGCCTTAGAGGCAGACCTTACAGGAGCTAGAAATGCTTGAACAAGAGATGTTGGCCGATAGTCAGATGCCATCTGATCAAGGCTTGGGCAAGATCAGTACGCTTGCAGAGCGATACACAGATCTTGATGAAGAGATTAAGGACACGGAAACGCGTCTGAAGCTCTTGAAAGAACAGGCTAGGGAGATTGCTGAGAAGCAGTTGCCTGATGCTATGGCAGAAGTTGGTGTGGCTAAGTTTACGCTTACAGATGGTAGTGAAGTGACCGTCAAACCGTATTACAGCGCCAAGATCAGTGACGAGAAACGTGAAGAGTGCTTTGGCTGGTTGGAAGACCACGGCCACGAGGCGCTAATCAAAGACGAAGTCGTCCTGACATTCAATCGCGGTGAGCACGAGAAGGCCGAAGAATTCAAAGCCCAGCTGTTAGAGCAAGGCATGGATTATTCTGGCAAGATGGGTGTTCATCCTCAGACTTTGACAGCATTCGTCAAAGAGCAAGTGGAAAGCGGAGCCGAATTTCCTCTTGAACTTTTCAACGTTTATATCGGCCAAATTGCCAAAATCAAAAGGAGTAAGTGATGGTTAAGAAAACTGAAGTGGCTGTACAGCAGCCGACCGCCCTAGTGGCATTTGCAGACGACATGATGGCAGACGCAGGTCTCGGTTTCGAGAACGTGTCAGCAAACGATGTCGCTATCCCGTACCTCAAGGTGCTGCAGGCTTTATCGCCTGAACTTCGTGGAGTCACCAAAGTTGCTGGTGCTGAAGAGGGCTTGATCATCAACACCGTCACTGGTGTGCTGATGAAAGAAGTCCGCGTCATCCCTTGCGCCTTTAAGAAGAGCTATGTTGAATGGACTCCTCGTGAAGCTGGCGGCGGTTTGGTCAAAGAATGGACTGACGAGAAGATCCTCGAAAAGACCAAGAAGAACGAACGCAACCAAGATGTCTTGGCCAACGGCAACCTGATCGTCACTACTGCGTATCACTACGTGTTGGTGTTGTCTGAAGGCGGCTTTGAACGTGCCCTGATTGCAATGTCTTCGACACAGCTTAAGAAGTCACGCCGCTGGCTTGGTCAGATGATGGCCTTGCAAGTCAAGGTTGGCGACAAGTCATTCACGCCTCCACCGTTTAGCCATAGCTACCACTTGGGAACAGGCATGGAGACTAAGGATGCCAACAGCTGGTATGGTTGGTTGATCAACGATCCAAGCATGGTTCAAGATCGTGGCGTTTACGACGCAGCTAAAAAGTTTGGTTCAGACGTAACCGCTGGACTTGTGAAAGTTGCTGAGCCTCCGCAAGAAGGTGTTGCAGCTGCTGATGACGATGTTCCTTACTAACAGGGACGGTCATGAGTAACAAGAACCCATCGGCAACTAAAAAAGGCCCTGGTCGTTACCATAAAGAAGGCGTGTCTAAAGGCAAGGCTTCAAAGTCTACCTTTAAACGCGCTGCGGTGAATACCAAGGTCAAGGTCGCAAAGCAGACAGATCACGTGACGAATAGTCCGTTGAAAGCTGCCGCGCGAGGCGGTTAAGTCAAGGGGTGGCTTCGGCCACTCCGCCTATCAACTAAAACGAGAAAGAATTATGCTTGCACAAAGATTCATGGCGCTATTTTCCGGGCACACAGGTGCTTACGGGACCTATGACATCGATGGCAAGAATACTGGCCTAAAGGTTCAGGGGACAGCAATCACAAAGAGGGCGCCGGTAACGGAGCAGCTATGGGATGCGCACCTAGCAGGGACAAAAGGAATCGGTATTGTGCCAATCAGAGAGGACAACACATGCCTCTTTGGTGCGATTGACATTGATGAATATAAGAACTTTGACCTTAAGGATGCCGTTGAAGCTTGCGCCAAAGCCAAGGCTCCGGTAGCGGTCTGCCGCAGCAAGTCGGGAGGCGCTCACATTTACATGTTTTTCAGCGAGCCTATACCGGCGGCTGATGTCAAACGAAAGCTCGGTGAGTTGGCCAGCGTGATTGGCCATCCAAGTTGCGAGATCTTTCCCAAACAAGATCAAGTGTTGTCTGAACGCGGTGACGTCGGCAACTGGATCAACATGCCTTACTTTGAAGGCGACCAAACATCCAGATACGGGGTTGCTGAGAACGGCGGCCCGATGCAGATAGATGATTTCCTAGCATTTGCTGAAGGTCTTAAACTTACAAGAGCCAACTTTGTACGTCTTAAGTTTGCAGAATCTAAGAGCAAGAAGAGAGCATATAAGGACGCTCCTCCATGCATCGAGAAGTTAGCTCAAACAGGCTTCCCTGAAGGTACACGAAACAATGGTCTGTTCAACCTATGCGTCTTAGCAAGAAAGATGAAACCAGATGATTGGCAGCCATTAGTCATGCAGATGAATATAGACATCATGGATCCTCCGCTGCCTGAGTCAGAAGCAATGGGGGTCATTCAATCGATGCAGAACAGTGACTACCAGTACACATGCAGCAGGCCGCCACTACGACCCAACTGCAACGCTGGAATGTGCCGCATGCGTAAGTTTGGCGTGGGCCAGCAATCAGGAACGCCACGACTATCATCACTGAGCAAGTACAACACGGAACCTCCCATCTGGTTCCTTGACATGGACAACGGAATGCGCTTGTCACTGTCTACAGAAGATCTGCAGAATCAGGCGGGCTTCCAAAAGAGATGTATGGAGGCAATGAATTACATGCCGCCAAAGATGAACCTGATGCAATGGAATCAAATGATACAGGCGCTGCTGCAAGACGTAGTGATCATTGAGGCTCCTGAGGATGCTAGTCCTAAGGGCCAGTTCATCGACCTGTTAGAACGTTATTGCACAGGCAAGGCGCAGGCCAAGCATCTTGACGAGATCCTTCTTGGCAAACCATTCCATGACCGTGATGACAACCGCCACCTGTTTAGGCTGGCAGACTTCATCAACTTCCTTGACAAGCAGAAGTTTAAGGAATTCAAGCTCAATCAGATCAGTTCTGCTATTCGTGACTACGGCGGTGAAACGCATACCTATAAGCTGAACGGGAAACGTGCCACTGTCTGGTCTGTGCCAGCCTTCTCCTTCCAGGATAAAGGCCATCAGACTCCGGACTTCAGCAATGGCAGCCTCATCTAAGCCGCAGATTATCCTTGGTCCGCCAGGAACCGGCAAGACTACGACACTCATGAACATCGTCGAGTCTTTGCTGGAGAAGGGTGTGAAGCCTGATGAGATTGGTTTCATCAGCTTTACCAAGAAGGCTACGACAGAAGCCAGAGACAAGGCGCGGGCCCGCTTTGGATTCTCTGTTGAGCAGATGCCATTCTTCAGAACGATCCACAGCCTAGCGTTCAGGCAGCTGGGTCTTAGCCGCCAGCAGGTCATGCAGCACAACCACTATCAAGAGTTGTGTGATGAACTTGGCGTTGAGATCACTGGACGCCAGACTGGTGAGGATGGTACCTTGGTTGGTATGGCGCAAGGCGACAAGCTACGCTTTGCAGAAGGAATGGCTAGGATCCGCTGCGTACCTCTCAAGCAGCAGTGGGAAGACTTGAATGACGACGACTTAGGATGGTTTGAATTAGAACAGTTTGGAAAGTCGCTGAAGGAGTACAAAGACAATCAAGGTCTGATCGATTACACCGACATGCTTGAGTTGATGCGGTCAGAAGGCTTCGTGCCTAAGTTAAAAGCCCTGCTAGTGGATGAAGCACAAGATCTATCCAAGCTGCAGTGGATGGTAGTAGAACGAATGATGGAGAAGGCTGATGAAACTTATATTGCTGGAGATGATGACCAAGCAATCTTTCGCTGGGCAGGAGCTGACGTCGATCATTTCATATCCTTGGATGGGGATGTGCGCGTTCTTGACCAGTCGTACCGAATACCGGCGGTTGTGCACAACCTCAGCTTTGACATCATTAGATCTGTCACTCGGCGGCGTGAGAAGACTTTCAAACCTGCTGCGCATCAAGGATCAATAACGTACCACAACGACATCGAGCACGTTGATATGAGCCAAGGAACATGGCTGCTGCTTGCTAGGAATGTCTACATGCTCAAGGAATTGGTTGACTTATGTCATCGTGAGGGCTACGCATACGAGTGTCAAGGAATGAGTCCTCGTAAGTCTGAGGCTTTGCTTGCCATCAGGTCTTGGGAGAAGCTTCGCAAGGGAGAATTCATTCAAGCCGATCAGTTGAAGCTGGTCTACTCACACATGTCAAAGCGGATGGTCGATCACGGTCACCTGTCCTTGAAGACGCTGACAGAAGACATGGTCAACATGGACCTGCTGCACATGAAGTACGGGCTGCAGACCAAGGCGATCTGGCATCAGGCTTTGGACCGCATCAGCGATGAGGAAAAGGAATATTTTCTCGCAGCGTTAAGACAGGGCGAATCTTTGAGTGGCGACCCCCGCATTACCATCAGCACGATCCACGGATCCAAGGGCGGTGAGGCAGACAACGTGCTGCTCATCACTGACATGAGCCCCAAGACCTACATCGGCTATCAAGAGAATCAAGACGACGAGCTTCGAGTGTTTTATGTTGCAGCCACCAGAACCAAGAAGAACTTACACATCATCACACCACGCACGCAAAGGTACTTTGACCTATGAAACAAGAGATCACGCTTCAACTTAAGGCCAATGAGGTTGGAGAACCTCCATTTGAGTTTCCAACCTACGGGATGAGGGCTCACTGGACTGATGACGGAAAGATTCTCGTCGTCGGCATCGTTATAACGCCAACGGGTAGGGCTCACATCATGCAAGACATCATTGAGCCGCCAACCAAGGAACAGTCATGATTGACTACAAATACAAGACCAAGCCGTTCGAGCATCAAGACGAGGATTTCAAACTCAGCAGGGACATGGATGAATACGCCTTGTTTTGGGAGATGGGCCTTGGCAAGTCTAAGACCACGGTCGATACTGCTGCTTGGCTATATGCGACAGGCAAGATCAACGCCATGTTCATCTTGGGCAACAAGGGATCCTACAGAAACTGGGTGACCAAAGAACTTCCTGAGCACATGCCAGACTACGTTCAATGGGTCGGCACCTATTGGGACAGCGCAGCGAATACCGAACTTAAGAAAAGCTATGACCTGCTGCTGACTCCAATGGAGCCGCTTAAGATCTTTGTCATGAACATTGAAGCTTTGGCCTTTGACCGCAGCTACAAGATTGCCGAGTCATTTGTTAACTGCCACAATACGCTGATGGTGATCGACGAATCTACGACCATCAAGAACAGGGACGCCAAGCGAACCAAGGCAGCAGTGAAGATTGGCCGCAAGGCCGACTACCGACGGATCCTGACGGGGTCTCCGGTAACCAATAATCCGCTAGACCTGTTCAGTCAGGCCTGGTTCCTCAATCCACATTTGCTGGGCTTCACCAGCTTTTACACATTTAGGGCAAAGTATGCAGAGATGGTCAAGATCACGGCAGGCAACAGAGCGTTCACTAAGGTCAAAGGCTTCAAGAACCTCGATGAACTTACCTATTCGATTAAGAGGTGGTCGTCAAGGCGAACCAAGCTTGAGTGTCTCGATCTACCTGAGAAGATCTACCAATACTACGAGGTGGAGCTTACGGACGAGCAGAAGAAGCACTACAAGTCACTTCGCGAGAAGGCTATGGCTGAACTGGATGGCCAACTGGTCTCGGCACCGATCGTTCTTACAAAGCTGCTTCGGCTCCACCAGCTGGTGTGCGGCCACCTCACAACGGACGATGGAGAGGTTATTCCCATCGAGAACAATCGGATGAAGGCATTGATGGAAGTCCTTGACGAAGCCTCTGGCAAGGTCATCATCTGGGCCAACTACAGATCAGACATCAAGGACATCACTGCCAAGCTGCAAGAAGAGTACGGCAAGCAGTCGATCGTGTCTTACTTTGGCGACACCTCCAATGAGGATAGACAGGAGGCAGTCCGCCGCTTCCAGACAGACCCTGAATGCACGTACTTCGTGGGAAACCCTCAGACCGGCGGCTTTGGTATCACGCTCACCGCTGCAACCAACGTGGTCTACTACTCCAACAGCTACAACCTAGAACATCGGCTGCAGTCTGAAGATAGAGCCCACCGGATTGGCCAGAAGAACACCGTGACCTACGTGGACTTGATCTGCCGAAAGAGCGTCGACGAGAAGATCGTCAAGGCTCTTAGGGAAAAGAAGATGCTCTCATCCCAGGTGTTGGGCGATGAGTGGAAGGAATGGCTGAATTAGTCGGCCTTGATCCGAAGGAAGAAGGACATGAAGATGTCGTTGTCCATCGTACGCAGCGCACTGCCAGGGAAGAACTGGTCGGGCCATCCTTGTTCTTGGTCCTTTAGGATGTATAGACGCATGTCGTTGTTGTACTCCAAGGACATTCCGTTCTCTTGGGCAATCTTTTTAGCTACAGTTACTCGCATGGGGAAGCTCCTTTCAATGGAGTATTCTACTTCGTAGTGCAGCAGTGCGCGCAAATAAGTTTACAACATCCATTTTTAAGTTTATGGTAGGACACAAGAACATGCCACAAGCTCACCAGGTGATCCTCTGGGCTCATAGAATTGGTTCCTAATAGAAACACTTAGGCCAACGACACATGAGCTTCTAGATGCTAGTACATGTCCCAGTAAATATTTTTAGAGGAATGCGCGCAGTGCGTAGTTTCGCACTAGAATACTAATCATGCACGGCAATCTCGCCGCGCTAAGAAAGAAGAAAGGTTACATCATGAACTACGTTACTCGTGAAATTATGGAAAAGTGCAAGGTCGATGCAGACACCGCACTCAAGATTCAATACGAGATGGATTGCTCCGGTCTCGACTACAGCGAATGCTCGCAACGTGCATTCAACGCTTGCATGAAAGAGTGCTTCAAGCTCGTCGTGCAACAACAAAAAGCTGCTGCTTAAGGAGATGATCATGGAAATCATCGTCCGCATCACATCCGTCTACGGCGCAAAGACCGTCTATCCAGTCTGCGAGACTGCTCAGATCTTCGCCGACATCGCTGGCGCCAAGACTCTCAAGCCAACTACCATCAACTCGATCAAAGCTCTTGGCTACAAGATCGTCGTGCAGCAAGAGGAAATCTAATCATGAAACTAGAACTAAGCAACATCATTGACGGCACCAACGTCGTGTCTATCGAGACTGAGAATTCTGGCGGTGGAAACATGCTTGACTTCATTCAGTTGCGTAACGGCAACGTCCTTGTCATCAGCGACGAGTACGCCGGCCTCTACGAATCAAAGGAGGCGTTCTACGACTCTGCAGACCAACTCAACGGCTTCTACCTGAAAGGATAATCATGACCGAACTAACAAGCTGGGAGGACATGTCTCCCTTGGAGCAAGCGCAGTGCACCTATTGGGACATGTACAAGGACGCCTATGGCCACCGTCCACGCGGTATTGACACAAGCAGCTGGACACTGGCTGCCTTTGATGCAGAGTTTGATCGCCTTGGCAAGATCATCGAAGAAGAGTACCAGCAGCGCAAGCAGGCAGAAGCTGCCGCAGTCGCTCGCTTCGAAGAGCAAGTCAAGTCTTTCATCACGATGGGAGCTAATGATCGCGAGGCAGCGATCCGTTGGTTCCACGAGGCTGAAAAAACCAATGGCGACGATGAATATCTTTGCTATTGCCTTGGCCTTCCCTATGGTTACTTTAGAAAATTGGAGACAGCATGAGAATCGTTTGGACAAAAGAAGAAAAGCGCGCGCTTCACGACTGCATGATCGACATCTGCTACGTGACGCCAATGATGACCAGCAAAGGCTTGCTGCTTAACGCACAAGAGGAGGTCATACCTTACGAGCGGCGGTCAAAGATTACCGACCAACGTGTCTTCAACTACAAGACCTTGATCGAGTCGGCTCGTGCCAAGGCTGAAGAGCATCGCGCCAAGACAAGCAAGCCAAAGCCGGTTGCTGCACCGCTGCCTGAGCCTACGCCGGAGCCAGTCCGTAAAATAGACACGCTTGGAGATGTATTTGAACTGTTCATTGATGCACTGGCTGACCGGATCATGGACAAGATGATAGCAGCTAAGCAGCAGGTTGAGCAGCCAGAGCCCAAGGTTGAGCAGCCAGAGCCCAAGGTTGAGCAAACGCAGCCAATACTTGAAAGAGGTTGGCTAGATGCTCATCTTGAGAAGCTCACGATCCGTAAGCCACCGGTCAAGAAGCGTCCGACTGTTCTGGTCGTTGGATTGAATGGCTGCCAAATGGAGGCCATCAAGACCTTCAAGCCTGACCTTGACTACACATTTGTCACGGCAGAACAAGCCCTGAGCCACTATACATTCAACAAGGACCATACGTTCCTTATGACTAAGTTCATCAACCATTCTGTGCAAGGTAAGTACCGCAAGCATCCCAACCTGCATTACTGCAATGGCGGTGTCAGCGAGTTGAAGCATCTGTTGAAAGTAGTTTTTCACAAGGAGACAGCATGAAATACTTGAAAATGTTTGGGGCATGGCTGCTGCAAGCCATCATTGGCCTGATCTTTATTGGCTTCATGGTCTTCATGATGCTTGAATGGTCGGCTGGCTGCGGCGAGACTTATGTAGACTCTAAGGGGATCAGGCACCAGCATGAATGCCTGTTCATCAACCGATGAATGTCTTCCAGCACGGTGTCTTGAACGGACTTGGATGGGTCGCTGTCTTAGCAGATGGCTGGATCCTCCATACGCACTGGCTGGCAGCAGTCGGTATTTGTTTGCTCCTTTGGAGCATTTGGGCTATTTACAAGGACTTATGATGAGCATAGAAGATGGATTCAACGGACTGTCAGCAGATGACTTGGTCAAGATGACTGCACAAAGCAGCAAGACTTATACCTTTACAGAAACCAAGCTGCCAGTTGGAGATCTAAAAGTGTATGAAGGCACGCGGTACTTTAAGTTTGCCCCGAAAGAAGATATGACGGGGCAAGAAGCTGGCTGGATCATGATGCTATTCACAACGGCCGTGGTCGGTGGCTTTAATAGAGTTGGCTTCACTTCGTATGACTACATGGGCTTCGTCAGGGCGCACGGACTGGAGCGCCACTTCGAAGAAGAACTATGAGCGGCTGGAGGAAACGACAGATCATGGAAAAGTACTGCGCACATTGCCTGCAGGAATGCGGGACCATTACAATTGACGAAGGAATCGGCAGCTACGAGTATTGGGGAGCCACTGGCGTGGACATCCAGCTTGTGGAGGTTAGTGATTGCTGCGAAGAAGAACTGCTTGACGAACTACCTGAGGAGGAAGACGATGAAGACTTGGATCAAGAAAATCCTAGGCCATAAGCCTGAGGAGGTTAGCAGCACGGAGATTAACGCGACTGATGACTATGTCATTGTGAACAAGAAGGATCTCAACGCCATAATGGATGAACTCCACGAACTGCGCAGCAGGAAGCTATCCACTGACGCCAGGGAGCTAGATCTTCTACTAGGTAATATGGAAGTTGAGAACAGAAAGCTCAAGATGGATGTAGAAGTCTTGACATCTGCTCTCAGAGACGCTACAATGAACAGCCGACAATAGCAGTTGCCGGTTGCCATAGTTTAAGAGGGCCTTTGAGCCCTCTTTTTTTATTCCTCGTGATCACGCACCTTGCATCCAAGGTCTGTTGGGTCCATCCTGAGGTAGTTGAAGACGGCCTTCCGACGTTGCTCGGACTTAGACGAGCCGCAGTTGGGACAGCCGTGTCCGCACACCGAGCAAAAAGCCGGTGGACTTTCAAATGCCCGGATGACGCGCTTCTTGTGCTCTTCACGGCAATGCTCAAGCCACTTGGACCTCCAGCCCCTGATAGCAATCAACTCATCGATCTTGTCAATGACTTGCTGCGTGACCTTACGTCCCTTGACGGCATTGAAGAAGGTACCGCGACTAAGGTCTAAACCATCGTCGGCTTCCTTGTCGTACAACCGACTGATGTTCGGCTGCCCTGTTCCATACTCGCTGGCCCATACGATGATCTTGACCGTATCAAGGTCTAAGGGCGATGTTGCTTCGATTGGTCTGCTCATGATTGAGTTTCCTTTACTTTTTAAATCTGTTGAAAAAGGACTGGATCGATTTTATGAGGTTGTAAAACCTCTTTTGGTACTCTGTTAAGTGGTCAAACATGGCGCTTTCTCCTTTCTAAGTGGTTGAAGTTAGATTATACAGCATTCTGTGCAAGTTATGCTATGTTCGGGAGTCAGGGAGACCAAAAAAGCTATAGATGATATTTTTACCCATAACAGAGTGTATCAATACAACCTTTTAGCAGACACGGGGATCTCCTCTTTTGAAGACGAACGAACGATAGTATAAATAGTTTTTAAATGTATCAATACACTCTGTTAACGACTAGAAAACACTCTATAGCGTTTTTGAGGCCCTTGTTTACGCGATCCCGCAGTTCGGTCTACAATAGAAGGAACATAGAATCAAGGAGCACTGCAATGGCATTCAAGAAAGGTGAGAAACCTACTGGATCCGGCCGCAAGGCTGGAACGCCCAATAAGCGCAACGTTGAGCGTCAAGAGATCTTCGACCGCATCGTCGAGAAGCACGGAGATCCTCTCGAGGCATTGGCAGAGATGGCTTTCAACCCAAATCACGACCTCTTGGTCCGTAAGGATTGCTTGAAGGAATTGGTTCAGTATGGTCACGCCAAGAAGAAGTCCGTTGAGATCACTGGACCTGATGGAGGTCCCATTGAAGCAAGGCTCGAGCTTGTTGGTCAGATCACCGACCTCATTGGTCGACTGAACGCCGGCGGCAAATGATCCTATCCAAGGCCGAGCTAACCACCATCCAGTCTAACCTTGCGGTGCTGGACCTGGAGGACTTAGCTCATCTTGCTTGGAAGCTCAAATGGAAAGCCACTGCTCGTGAGCAGCAGATGACGCCTGATGGTGATTGGGGCGTTTGGCTAATCCTCGCAGGACGTGGTTTTGGTAAGACCAGGACAGGAGCCGAGGACATTGGCAACTATGCTGCCGACAACCCTGGCGTTCGCTGTGGGGTCATTGCACCAACATCAGGTGACATCAGAGGCGTTTGCTTTGAGGGTGAGTCTGGTATCATGAACGTGGTCCCTCACTACCTGATTGACAACTACAACAGATCCATTGGCGAGATCACCCTGAAGAACGGGTCATCGATCCGAGGCTTCTCGGCTGAGGAGCCAAGTCGTTTGCGCGGTCCACAGTTTCATCGAGTCTGGTGCGATGAGCTGGCTGCTTGGCAGTACGTCGACGAGACATGGGACATGATGAAATTCGGTTTGCGCTTGGGCGATGATCCACGGGTCATCATCACGACAACCCCAAAGCCTATTGACTTGGTCCGCAAGCTTATCAAAGACGCGGAAAAGAAGTCCAGCCGAATTCACATCACCAGGGGATCCACCTATGACAACGCTGCAAACCTTGCCAAGTCCTTCCTTGCTGAGATCACACAGTACGAAGGCACGCAACTCGGACGACAAGAGATCCACGCCGAAGTTATTGACCCCGAAGAGACCGGCATCATCAAGCGAAGCTGGTTCAAACTTTGGCCCGCAGAAAAAGCTTTGCCGCCTCTTGACTACATAGTCATGAGCCTTGATACGGCGTTCACCGAGAAGTCGATTGACCGCAAGAGCCACGATCCCGACCCCACTGCCTGCTCAGTCTGGGGCGTATTCCGGCACGAGAAAAAGCCCGCGTTCCTTCTACTTGACTGCTGGCAGGACCATCTTGGGCTGCCGGCCTTGATCGAACGGGTCAAGAAAGAATGGGTTGTCAGGTACGGCGATGAGGACTTTAGGCCCATGATCAAGCCGCTGATTGGCCCAAAGCAATCGATGTTCGGTGGCAAGTCACCAGACCTGATGATCATCGAGGACAAAGGATCAGGAATCAGTCTGCGTCAGATGCTGGCCCGCGAAGACATCCTGGCATACCCCTACAATCCTGGCCGCGCGGATAAGCTCCAACGGCTGCACGCGGTCTCGCATTTATTTGCACACGGATTCATTTGGGTGGTAGAATCTGATAAACGGCCTGGGAATCCTCGTTCCTGGGCTGACCCTTTAATCTCGCAGCTGTGCAGCTTTCATGGTGAAGGATCAATAAAGCATGACGACTTTGTGGACTCAACGACTCAAGCACTCCGATTGCTTGCCGATCGCAACAGTCTCTCAGTCACCAGGAAAGCTGAAGACAGAGTTGAACGGGAACATAGGCCGAAGCCTGTGAACCCATACGCGATCTAACCGGAGTATTGAATGGCTGAAAACGAACAAGAATACGGCGAGATGTACGAGGTTGAGGACGACTCCAAGGTCCGTGACACCGATGACGGTGGTGCAATGGTTACGCTTGATGACTCACCAACACCAGCCGACTCAGAGTTTTATGCCAACCTTGCTGAGACAATGCCCAGTTGGGAACTATCGAACCTTGGCTCAGAACTCTGCGACATCTTAGAAAAAGACAAAGAAGCCCGCAAGAAGCGGGATGAACAGTATGAAGAAGGTCTGCGTCGTACAGGCCTTGGTGATGATGCCCCAGGCGGCGCATCGTTTACCGGAGCCAGCAAGGTCGTGCACCCAATGCTGACTCAAGGATGCGTGGACTTCTCAGCCCGCGTCATGAAGGAACTCTTCCCACCTGATGGTCCAGCCAAAGACAAGATCATCGGTGAGCAAACCCTCGAGAAGCAAGAAAAAGCAGAACGTCTTGTCAAGTTCATGAACTGGCAAATGACGGAACAGATGCCTGAGTTTAGGTCTGAGCTTGAGCAGCTGTCCACACAGTTGCCATTGGGCGGCGGTCAATATCTCAAGATCACTTGGGATGCAAACAAGAAGCGGCCAATGCCGCAGTTCGTCGCCATCGACGATGTCTACCTGCCGTTTGCAGCGACTAACTTCTATTCAGCCGAGCGCAAGACTCATGTGCAGTACTTGACGCGCATCGAATATCAGAAGCGTGTTGAGTCTGGCATGTACATGGACGTCGACCTGATGGCCAGTCCGCTGCCACCAACAGAGTCAAAGGCCGAGACGGCCAACAACAAGATTGAAGGCCGAACGACAGACAGCTACAACATCGATGGTCTGCGCACAACTTACGAGTGCTACATCATTCATGACTTCGGTGACGAATACGGCTTGGCTCCATACATCATCAGCTTGGACAAGGCAACTCAGAACGTGCTGTCCATCTATCGCAACTGGGAAGAAGACGACGACACCAAGCAAGAGATGCAGTGGATGGTTGAATTCCCATTTGTGCCCTGGCGTGGTGCTTATCCGATTGGCCTGACACACATGATTGGCGGTCTAAGTGCCGCTGCAACAGGTGCATTGAGAGCTTTGCTTGACTCTGCCCACATCAACAACTTCCCAGGCTTGCTGAAGCTTAAGTCAGGAACAGGCGGTCAGACAGACCGTGTTGATCCAACAGAAGTGAAAGAGATTGAAGGTTCGTTTGGCCAAGATGACATCCGCAAGATGCTCATGCCAATGCCTTACAACCCACCAAGCGCAGTCCTGTTCCAGTTGCTTGGCTTCTTGGTTGATGCTAGCCAGAACGTGGTCCGCACAACGTTTGAAGACTTGGCTGACAGCAATGCCAACACACCAGTCGGCACAACCCTGGCTCGTATGGAACAAGGCATGGTTGTGTTCTCGGCGATTCATGCTCGCTTGCATGACTCCATGGGCCGTGTGCTGAAGCTGCTGTTCCGCCTGAACAAGACCTATTTGACCGAAGCCGAAGTCTACGACGAGACAGGCGAGTTGCTGGTCAAGCGCAGCGACTTCGATGGCCCGATGAATGTCGTGCCAGTCAGTGACCCCAACATCTTTAGTGAAGCGCAACGGTTTGCTCAAGTACAAGCCGTCATGCAGCGGGCCAAAGAGATGCCTCAGCTGTACGATCTCCGCAAGGTTGAGATCATGTTCCTTGAGCGCTTGAAGGTTCCTCAAGGTAAGGACCTGCTGCTGCCAGCACCTAAGCCATTGGAACTGAATGCTGTCAACGAGAACATCGCTGCAACAATGCGCAGACCAATCGTCGCGTTCCCTGAGCAAGATCACCTGGCCCACTTGCAGGTTCACCTTGACTTCCTGACCAATCCGATGTTCGGCAACAACAAGGCCATCGGTCCTGCATTCATTCCAGCCATGCTTGATCACATCAAGGAGCACATGGTCCTGTGGTATGCAACTCAGATCTACCTAGAAGCTTCAGACGCAGCTCAAGTTGACATTGGCGAGATCCAAAAAGATGCAACGATGGAAGAGAAGCAATCGCTTGACAAGCTGCTTGCAACAACCAGCCAGGTCGTGACCAAGCAAAGCCAGGAAGCCTTTGGTCAGATCCCGCAGATCATCGAGCAAGCTATTCAGACCTTGCAGCAGATGCAGCCGCCGCCCCCACAAGATCCTTCTGTTCAGATTGCTCAGCAGCAACTTCAGAACCAGCAGGCCAAGGATCAGGCAACGGCACAAACTCAGCAGGCCAAGCTTGCCCAAGATGCTCAGCTCAAACAAGCCGAGATCCAGGCTCGCAGCCAAGACACACAGGCTCAGATTCAAGCTCGCATCCAAGAGTTGCAGAACCAGCTTCAAATCGAGCAGCTGCGCCAACAAGCAGAAGACGAACGTACTCGCGCCCAGATCGAGGCTCGCTTGGAGATGAACGAGTCAGACAACCAAACAGCCAAGCAGCTTGCTGCCTTAGAGGTAGCAACAGGCGAAAAGTTTTCGGTGTCAACAGGCACCGGAATAAACCCCTCACCACGCAGATAAGGAGCAATCATGGTAGCAATCAGTTTACACAAACAGATGGCCATGGGTAAAGGTTACCCAAAAGCCAAGAAGATCGCTAGCGATCCTTCACCAACACCTGGCATGCCAGATGCTAATTACAAGACCGTGCCCAAGATGATGACTGAGAAGGTCACAGGCGAAGGCGGCGGCAATGGCGGCACAAACAGCCAACGCGGCAAAGGTCCTAACCAGATCTCTACCGTTATGGGTGGACGCCGTTAAGTGTTAGCAAAAATCATCACGACCATCCGAGCCGAGCAGCACGCACTGGCTATTGAAGCCATCAAGGTGCAAACAGCAGAAGGCAAGGACATCAGCTTTGAATATGGGAAACGTCAGGGCGTCTACGCTGGCCTTGACCGTGCCATCCAGCTGATTGAACGGATTCATCGTGATATTGAGAATGATAGTCGAGATCTTTAACCCCAGCATACGGAGAAGCGAATGCTACTTGAAACCCCCATGTCCTTCAACTACGCCTCATTGGACGAGGCCTTCCCAACCGTCGATTGCTGCCACGAGCCCTTGGGTTCACGAGTGATCGTCCAGGTCCGCAAAGCCAAGAATCAAACGGCTGGCGGTATCTACATCCCGGAAGAAGCAAGAAAGACAGAAGCCAGCAATACCCAGATCGCCAAAGTAGTGGCAATCGGCTCATTGGCTTACAAGAATCGAAACACTATGGAACCGTGGCCTGAAGGTTCCTGGTGTGAAGTTGGTGCCTACGTCCGTGCACCTAAATACGGCGGTGATCGTTGGACCGTAAGGTCCGGTGACGATGAGATCGAATTTGTGATGTTCAATGACCTAGACATTCTTGCCAAGGTTACTGGAGATCCGACAGCGATCAGAGCTTTTATCTAACTGCTGAAAGGAGCGGGAAATGGCCGGAGAAACAATGCTCATCGAAGAAGATGAGGACCAAAAAGGCGGTAAGTCTCAGGAAGTCGAGTTTGTCCCTGTAACCACCAAACAAGGTGAGGAACATGATGACGAAGACGATGACCACCCCGAGGATTCGCGTCTCTCAGAAGACAATGAGGACCGCGAAGAGATACGTCGCAAACGTCGCGAGGAGAAAGCAGATCGCGCAGCGCGTAGAAAGCAGGCAATTGAGCGGGATAAAACCGAGCTCAACTTCCTGAGGCAACGGAACGAGTCGCTTGAAAAGCGCATGTTCCAAGTCGAGAAGTCTGTTGTAGGGAATACGATCTCAACCATCGATGACCGTATTGCTGACACCTTTGCAGAAGTTAAGGCCGCAGAAAGAATCATGGCCCAGGCCATCGAAGCCGGTAACGGTGAAGATGCTGCCAAAGCCATGCGCATCCGCGACCAGGCCATGCAGAAGGTCCAGCAGCTACAGGTTCACAAGCACCAGCAGAACCAAGTCGCCCAGAACCTGCACCAGCAGTCTCAGGTGCCGGCTCCCCAGCCTGGTCCAGACCCCGAAGTCGCGGGCTTTGCCCAAGAATGGGTGTCCAAGAACAGCTGGTACGATCCGAACGCTGGTGACGAGGCATCGAAGATAGTTCTAGCGATAGATCAATCTCTTGTAGAATCAGGTTATAATCCAAAGACAGAGGCATATTGGCGCGAGCTAGACAAGCGAGTGGCCAAACGATTGCCAGACATCAAAGGAGGCGGTAACTATGACGACAGTCAAGACGACGATCGCCGCGGACAGCGTAGAGGTCCGCCCGTTGGTTCCAGCAGGGACCAGGCTCCCCAGTCTTCTCGCCGTGAAGTATACATCTCCCCCGAACGAAAGCAAGCTATGACTGATGCTGGAGTTTGGGATGACCCCGTCCTACGCCAACGCTACTTGAAACAGTACGCTAAGTGGGACCGTGAACACAATTCAACTCGCTGAAAGGAGTGAGAAAAATGACTGATGAACGATTAAAAAAATCCCCTGATCTTGTCCGCCAATCACGTGGAGCCACAGACCGCAATGTGACTGAAGAACGTGCTATTAGCGACGATGATCGTGTTGAGATGTTTAGATCTCAATTTTTCCAAGACGCATTGCCAGATCTACCAAAGATTCCTGGCTTTCACACATGCTGGTTGACCACTACTAACCCCCGAGATTCCATTCAACAGCGGATCCGGCTGGGTTATGAACCGATTAAAGCCGAAGACGTGCCTGGCTGGGAATATGTAACCATTAAGACAGGCGAATGGCAAGGGTTTATTGGTGTCAACGAGATGCTCGCCTTCAAGTTGCCGTTATCTCTCTACAAGCGATTCATGCACGAAGCACACCACGATGCTCCAGCACGCGAAGATGAGAAACTGACAGCAGTTTTGGACGGCATCAAGGAAGCTGCAGCAGCTGCAGGCGGGCGTGTGATTGAAGGTGATGGTATTGCGGCATTGCGCGAAAATCCTGGTCGATCTAAATTTGAAGAGATCGACTAGTCCATAACTTTCTCAATGAGGAAAAGCAAACATGTCTACTTCTAGCACACCGTTTGGCTTCCAGCCCGTTTACCACGCAAGTGGTTTCGTGCGTCCGGCAGCCTTTACGTTGGCGAACAACGCGGCAGTGACCTTGTTGCAATATCAGCCTGTGAAGATAAATACTTCCACTGGTGTTGTGACTCCGGCCGCTGCTGGCGATGCTTTCGTCGGCACTTTCATGGGTGTTGAATTCACCGACAGCGATGGCCGTCGTCGTGTATCCAACAAGTTCATTGCGAACACCCCTGCAACTGATGTGACCGCGTACATCACGCGTGATCCTGCTATCGTTTATCAGATCCAAGCAAATGGCTCTGTGAACATTAGCAACATCGGCAACCAATATGACTTTGGTTCGATCACCTCCGGTTCTACCGTGGTTGGTCTTAGCACTGCTACATTGGATACCGCTTCAGTTGTAGCTTCAGGTGGCACTGCCCAAATGCGCGTGATCGGTATCACACCCGGTCCCGATAATGCATGGGGTGATGCTTATACGATTGTCCAAGTTCAGATCTCTGAGCATCAGGACGTTGCAACCATCAACGCTTACTAAGGAGCTAAAAAATGGCTGTCCCAATGCGCAGTACGGACTTTAGGTCCATCGTTGAGCCAATTCTGAACGAAGAGTTCGATGGCTTGTATAACCAGCGCGCCGATGAGTGGAAACAAGTTTTCACTGAGCGCAACGGTATTCCCCGTAACTACCACGAAGAACCCGTCTTGTACGGTTTCGGAGCGGCTCCTGAGTTGCCTGACGGCATGCCAGTGACCTACCAATCTGGTGGTGTCCTGTTCAATGCTCGTTACGTCTACAAGGTCTATGGTTTGGCTTTTGCCTTGACCAAGGTCCTCGTAGAAGACGGCGACCACATTTCGATCGGCCAGACTTACGCCAAACACTTGGCACAGTCCTTGATCGAAACAAAAGAAACCTTGTGTGCCAACATCCTGAACCGCGCTTTCAATAGCTCGTACACGGGTGGTGATGGCGTGTCGTTGGTTAACTCCGCACACCCTATCGCTTCTGGTAACGCAAGCAACGTGTTGACTACTGCAGCCAACTTGTCGCAAACATCTCTTGAGCAGATGCTCGTCCAGATCCGCAACGCCATTGACAACAATGGTAAGCGTATCCGTTTGACTCCTACCAAGTTGGTGTTGAGCCCTAGCAACGTGTTCCAAGGTGAAGTGCTGTTGAAATCTGTCCTGCGTGCAGGTACTGGTAACAACGACATCAACCCGATCAACTCGATGGGCATGATCGACGGCGGCCAAGCTAACTTGTCACGTTTGACTTCAACTACCGCTTGGTGGGTGCAGACAGACGCTAAAGTCGGCTTGCAGTTGATGATGCGTCGTAAGCTTGAAAAGAGCATGGAAGGTGATTTCGAAACCGACTCTATGCGCTATAAAGCAACCGAGCGTTACATTCCAGGTTGGACTGACTGGCGTACTGTTTACGGTACAGCAGGTCTGTAATCAAGGAAGGGGGCCTTTGGTCCCCTTCTTTTCATTTTTTTAATTTGTCTAGCTTTTCAAGGAGAAGACACCATGCCTCAATATTCTGACGACCTATTCCTCGGCGGCGCCCAAACATTCATGGGTACCGGCCTTCGTGCTTACTCTACTACCGCAATTGGCGGTACAGGCAGCACTTCATCCACAACCCTAACAATTACAAGTGTTGGCTTTGGCTCACCGATTGTTGTTGGTATGTATGTCGACGGTACGGGTGTGACCGATGGTACATACATCACTGCCTTTGTCTCCGGTAACGGTGGCGCAGGTACTTACACCCTCAACCAAGCAATCAACATTGCCAACACCGTAGCCTTGACTTTGCACGGCAACGTAGCTTACGGCAACCCAGCTCCCATGGACTTGGGTGTTGGTCCTCTTGGCCGCATCTATGTATGGGACGTTGTTCCTCAGGCTGCTGTGACTAACAACATTGCTGCCTCGCAGACAACCACAACTGCTGGCCAAGCAGTGACTTTGACTGCTGGCACTTCAGCCAAGTCAACCACAACTGCTGGCGGCGTATCTGTGATTCAACTTGATGTGCCTCGTGCCATTAAAGTGAACAGCTCCACAACTGCACGTGCGTTTACAGTGTCTGGCTATGACTACTACGGCCAAGCCATGACTGAAGTAATCACTGTAGTAACAGCTGCCACCGCCGTAACAGGCTTGAAAGCGTTCTACCAAGTGTCTGGCGTGACAATTTCAGGTTCTGCAACTGCCGTTGTTGTTGGTACAAGCGATGTGCTTGGTATCCCTGTTCGCGTGACCAACGTAGCTTACGTTGCGAGTGTGAAGAGCAACAGCACATTAGCTCAAGACGCAGGCACTTTTGTGGCCGCTGATACAGCAACTGCAACAAACGCTACTGGTGATGTTCGCGGCACTTATACCCCTGCAACTGCTTCGAACGGCATCGTTCGTACGGTCATGGGCATCTTGCTGCCAGGCATAGCCGTTGGTCCTAACTCAACCCGCGTTGGCGCTCTTGGCGTAACTCAGGCCTAATTAACCAGGGGGCTTAGGCCCCCACTCTTAATAGGAGATTGATATGGCTGACGCAGTTACGAGTCAAACGCTTATGGATGGTGAGCGCTTGGCCATTATGAAATTTACAAACATCAGTGATGGCACTGGTGAAAGCGCGGTGACCAAAGTCAACGTGGCTTCACTCAATCCCAACAACCTTGGCATCGCCTGCAATGGCGTTACAGTGACCAAGATCACTTCTGTCTGTCATGGCATGGAAGTGCGTATGCTTTGGGATGCAACGACTGACGTTCCGTTTTTCTTAGCAGCTGTCAACACCAACTATCAAAATGATTTTTCTAGTATTGGTGGCATTACAAACAACTCAGGCGCTGGCAAAAACGGCAACATCCTTTTTACTACGTCTGATGCATCGAATGGTGATACTTATACAGTGGTCCTTGAGATGGTCAAGCACTACGCTAACCCTTTTGATACGCTCTGATCATGGCAAACTTAAAGATCACGGACTTACCCTCAGGCACTACGCTTGTTGGCACCGAGCTTTTTGAGTCGGTCCAATCGGCCTCCTCCGTTAAGCTCACCTCAGACCTGATTAAGGCTTTTGCTAACTCTGCACCGACCTTGTTGGTTGAGACGGCAAACACCAATACACCGGCCACTGCGGCAACTCTTTCACATCAGACTTCAGCAACAGCTGCTGCTGGTATTGGAACCCGTCTTGCTTTTCAGTGCGAGACTTCAGCCAGTAACGTTGAGATTGGGGCCTTGCTTTCTGCAGTGACCACAAACGTAGGTTCAGGAACAGAAGCTTTTGATCTTCAAGTCTTGTTGATGGCTGCAGGAGCTGCTGCAACTATGGTTGCAAAGTTTAGCAGTGCCGGAAATTTCAGTATCACTGGCAATGCCATCAATATTCCCACGATCAAGACTCCTGCTACTGCAGCTGATTCTGGTACCAAGGGTGATATTTGCTGGGACACAAGCTACATCTACGTCTGCATTGCAACAAATACGTGGAAACGTACGGCGATCACAACATGGTAAACGATCACAAATTTGGAAAAGGCGGAGGCACTTTGTTTGTAGCAAAGGGCGGAGCTGTCTGGGCGCGCAAAGAGGGACAAAATCCTAAAGGCGGCTTGAACCAAAAAGGTCGAGATGCTTACAACAGACAAACCGGCGGTGATCTAAAGCCTCCGGTCTCTGCAAAGCAGGCAGCAAAGAGCCCCACAGCAGCTGGACGTCGTGACAGTTTTTGCGCGCGAATGTCTGGCATGCCGGGTCCGATGAAAGACGACAAAGGCAGACCTACCAGGAAAGCCCTTGCCCTCAACAAATGGGACTGCTAGTATGATGGGAAAGAAAATGGCCTTCGCAAAAGGAGGCAAAGTAAAAGCACCTTGGGATAAGCCAAGGCCAAAGGATCTGCCAAAGCCAAAAAAACTATCGTCTGCTGCAAAAGCCGGCGCCAAGGCAGCAGCGGAAGCAGCCGGACGCCCCTATCCCAACCTTGTCGACAATATGCGGGCAGCCGCGAAAAGGAAATAATATGGGAAAAAATATTCAATACGGGGAATTTACGTTCCCGGCTTCAACAGCTAGGCCATCTGCTCGTCCAGTATCGACTGCAAGGTCAACAAAGGGCATCCCGAAGGCCATGTATGATGCACCGCATGCCATGAAAGATGGTGGATACGCCAAAGGCGGTCAGAAAATGACTGCAAAACGCGAACCAGAAGCCATGGTCCGCAAGGAAGTAGCTCTTTTGCGCAAGTCTGGTGCCCCAAAAGCCCTGATAAGTCACGAAGTGCGTGAAATGTCTGGTGAAATGGACACTCCGGCCACAAAACGGGCTGAAGTGGGCATGATGCGCAAGGCAAAAGCACCTTTGACCATGATCAAAGAAGAGATGATGGAGCCAACTGGCATGAAAAGGGGCGGAAAAGCAGGTTGTTATGCTGAAGGCGGCCAATTTGCAGCAGAAGCCCGTCCAAAGATGGCAGCCGAGGGCAAAGCCTTGAACAAGATGTCCAAGAAGTTTGGTACTGAGACCCAAAAGTACGCAAAAGGCGGCGGCGTTGAGGCAAAGTTGGAAAAACATGCCAATATGCCTGCTGCCAAGGCTCACGGTCCAGGAGCAGGCAACAAGCTGGCAAAAGGCGGCGTGCCAACGTTCTCAAAAGTTCCAAAATTTGGACAAATGAAGTAAAATAAAAGCAATCCCCCGGGTTTGCCACTGACGGCAAGCCGAAACTTAACAAATAGGAGCAGACCCGGTGGCAGTTTCAGGTACAGTCAGCACGACAGTTTTCAATACGCGTAAGGTCATCGACCACGCGTATCGTCGTTGCCGTATTCCTGCCGAAGGCATCTCGTCTGAGCAAATCAGCTTTGCTCTAGACACTCTTTATCTTATCTTGAGCATGCTAGCCAATCGCGGCTTGCAGCTTTGGTGCATTGAGAGTTATTTGATGCCTCTCTATCAAGCGCAAGGGCTGATCACGCTGCCTAATGGAGTTGTTGACATCCTCAACACCAACTTGCGCACGATTGGAGTTGTGAATGAGAATACGAACAACACAACAAGCTCAACCACTTACACAACCGTCTTTCCAACCGACACGCAAGTCACGACCGTTGGAATTGAGTGGTCTGGTGCCTCAACAAGCTATGCGTTGGAAACATCTACAAATGGTACCACCTGGCTCACCGTTGCAACCGAGGACAACCCAAATGCCACAGCCAATGTGGTAACATGGGTAGACATTCAAGGTTCCCTAGCGACCTCCTATTTTAGAGTGAGAGCTACATCAGGAACGTTGAATCAAACACAGGTGATACTGGCAAACACGCCAAACGAGATCCCTATGGCTCGCTTGAACCGCGACGATTACGTCAACTTGCCCAATAAGGCATTTGAAGGCCGTCCGCTGCAGTTCTGGGTTGATCGTTTGCTCAATGCTCCTGTACTGTACTTATGGCCGGTTCCATCAGCGCAATTTGTCACTGCCCAAGTGGTCGTATGGGTCAAGCGCTACATCATGGACGTGGGCACGATGACTCAAGAGATTGAGATTCCGCAGCGCTGGTATGACGCCATCGTCTATGTGCTTGCTTCAAGATTGGCTGAAGAGACTCCAAGCGTGGATCCTCAGATGATTGCTATCTTGGATCAGAAGGCTCAACGTTCATTGCTTGAGGCAGAAAACGAAGAACGCGATGATTCTCCAATCTACCTGACTCCAAACATTGCGGTGTACACACGATGAGCATCTGGCTTGATACTCGCGGACGCAGCACATTAGGCATTGGCCTGTGTGCCCGTTGCAGCCGCAAGATGAGCCTCGATGAGCTGTTCTCCGATCCAAACTCACCCGGGCTGAGAGTATGCCGCGAAGACTTAGATCAACTAGATCCTTACCGCTTGCCTCCTCGTCAGCCTGACACTATCACCTTGCCATTTGTGAGGCCTGATTTGCCACTCAGTACCAGCCCAGCGGGTATCGTTACTGAAGATGACAACAGCTTCATTCTTGGCCAAAATGACGAGTACATGATACCATGAGCGCACCATCAAACCTTGTACCTACCTCGATAACGCAGCTGCCTGTCGCTCCGTATCCGACTTCGTCGGCGACAATGATCTGCGTTATTCAGGGCGTCACCTACCAGATTCCATTCTTGGATCTGCAATCGACGGTCTCTGTACCAGCATCTCGCGAGATTAACACAGGCGGCGGACTCCAAGGAGGCGGCGATCTTTCCCAAAACCGCACCTTGAGCATTGCCACAGGCGGCGTGACCAACAGCAAGCTTGCCGATAATGGCGTCACGGCAGGATCGTATGGTTCTGGCTCATTGATTCCAGTAGTCACAGTAGATGCTAAGGGCCTGGTCACGAGTGTCTCTACGACAGCCCTAGTCATCTCTGGATATGTTCCTGATACCCGCCAGATCATTGCGGGAACCGGTTTGACCGGGGGCGGTAACTTGCAGGCCAATCGGACCATATCGATGGTCTTTTCGACAACTACGCCAACTGCCCTGGGGACTGCCGCGGTTGGCACCCAAAACAATGCAGCGCAAGGTGACCACGTTCACCCAGCCCTTAATTTTGCCAACTCGACAGAATATACCGGCTTGCTGCCGCTAACAAATGGTGGTACAGGAAAGCAGATCAACAGCCTGACTGCTGGTGCAGTTTGGTACACCGACGGCAGCAGCGGTTTTTTGCAATCTGTTCAGGGTTCCAGCGGCCAAGTTTTGGTTTCAGGTGGAGCTTCTGCTCCAACTTGGGGCTCTGCTCTGGTCGTAGCTGCCCAACCTGCAAATTATGTATATGCTGGCCCAGCATCAGGACCAAATGCTACAACGGCTTTTCGCTTGCTTGTAAACGCCGACATTCCTGGTACCCTGACTGGCAAGGCCATGAGTGGTGCGGCCAACACGTTTAGCAATATTCCAAACGTAGCTTTAGATAATTATTCCGTTACTTTTAACGGTGTCAATGTTGCTTTAGGAGCTTCAGGAACGATTACGGCTACGGCAACTAATGCCTTGACAATTGGAACAGGCTTGTCTGGCACAAGCTACAACGGCTCTGCTGCAGTGACCATTGCGATTGATTCGACTGTTGCTACGCTAACTGGATCTCAAACCCTAACAAACAAGACCATCAGCGGCAGCAGCAACACGCTAAGCAATATTGCAAATGCCTCGTTGACGAATAGCTCGGTCACGGTGGGCACTACAGCAATTGCCCTAGGCGCAGCAAGCCTTACTTTAGGTGGCCTGACTTCAGTTGCTGTGACGCAAGATCCAACGTCGGCCCTGCAATTAGCCACTAAGCAGTATGTGGATTCTGTGGCTCAAGGGTTAGACCCCAAGGCATCTTGTGTGGCGGCAACAACGGCGAACATTACGTTGTCTGGAACCCAAACCATTGATGGTGTAGCACTGATTGCTGGAGACAGGTGTTTGGTTAAAGATCAGACATTGAGTCAAAACAACGGAATTTATTTGGTTGCGGCAGGTGCTTGGACTCGTGCAACTGATATGGACACATGGGCTGAAGTTCCAGGTGCGTTCACCTTCATCGAGCAAGGAACCGTATACGCCGACACCGGTTGGGTTTGTACTTCCAATGCAGGCGGCACTTTAGGCACAACCCCCATCACTTGGGTTCAATTTGCTGGCGTAGGCTCTTACACAGCAGGTACTGGACTGACCCTTACGGGAACGCAGTTTAGCATCACCAATACGGCAGTCGCTGCAGGAGCCTACGGCTCAGCAACGCAGGTTGGCACGTTTACAGTAAATGCCCAAGGCCAGTTGACCTTAGCTGGCAACACAACGGTCACCCCAGCGGTTGGCTCAATCACCGGCTTGGGTACAGGAGTTGCTACTTGGTTGGCCACGCCAACAAGCGCAAATTTAGCTGCTGCAGTAACCGACGAGACTGGCAGCGGAGCCTTAGTGTTTGCAACATCTCCGACGTTGGTCACGCCAGCTTTGGGAACTCCATCAAGCGGTGTCTTGACCAACGCAACTGGCTTGCCCTTGACGACTGGCGTGACAGGAACCTTGCCAATTGCAAACGGCGGTACAAATGCCACAACCACTCCAACATCTGGAGCAGTGGCCTACGGTACTGGAACGGCTTATGGCTTCAGCGCAGCTGGAACATCTGGCCAATTTTTAATCTCAGGGGGTACCGGTTCGCCCACCTGGACTGACACAATCCCTGGAGGAACTTACGCATGACCACGATCCTGATCAAGAAAAAGGACACGGCTGGAGCACCAGCTCCTGGTGACCTGACCAACGCAGCCGGCGGTGCTGAAATTGCCGTCAACACGGCTACCAAGCGCATCTACACAAAAGACAGCGGCGGAACGGTTGTTGAGGTTGGCACAAACCCAAGCGCCTTGACAACTAACTTGCTATTTAGTCCGGACGCAACTTACGACATAGGAGCCTCTGGAGCCACGCGTCCTCGTAACCTGTTTTTATCTGGAGCTGCAACTCTAGGAACAGCCCTGACGGTTCCAAACGGCGGCACGGGTCTTACAACTCTTGCCACGGGTTCTTTGTCTTATGGCGCAGGCACAAGCGCATTTAGCACCCTAGCAATTGGTACTGCAGGACAGATTTTGACTGTCAATTCAGGAGCAACTGCCCCCCAGTGGTCTACGTTGTCTGGTGTTGCAGTAACAACTTTCTCTGCTGGCACGACTGGTTTTACACCTTCTAGCGCAACCGCTGGAGCCGTTACTTTGGCTGGTACGTTAGCAACAACCAACGGCGGCACTGGCTTAACATCATTTACATCAGGCGGTGTGGTTTACGCATCTAGTTCTAGTGCATTGGCTACTGGCTCTGCGCTTACTTTTAATGGTTCAACGCTTGCAATCACTGGGGCGGCTAGTCTAACAGGGGACATAACGCAGTCAAGCACGTCTGCTCGTATTACTTATTCAAATGCAACCACATCGGGTAATGGTGGTTTGCAAAACAATACGGGAGGCGCTTACGTTTTACTTTACCCAAGTACACACTCAACAAAGCCAAACCATGCTGATATTGCAGGAGCAAGTGCTGTAAATCTTGTGGTTGGAGGAAACATTGCTACCGCCACCTCCGCTGGTCTTGCAGTAACTGGAACGCTGGGTGTGAGCGGGCTGATAACTAGCACGATAGGAAACAACGCAAAAATCTTTAGTAGTGCATCAGCGACTACTGGCTATCAGTACATGCAAATTCAGAATACTAGCGGTATTCTTTTATTTGGACTTGAAGGTTCTAGTGGAGGTTCTCTTTTAACTAACGGAACTGCTTACGCAACTGTACTTACATCAGTCAACTCGCAACCTGTAGAAATAGGGGTTAACCAAACCAAAATAGGTTCTTTTTCCACCACCGGCCTTGCAGTTACTGGAAAGATTGAAATAGCAACATCTAGTAATTTTCCAACCGTAGGTTTTACATATAACTCCAACGGCTACCTCTACACAATGGGTGGAAGTGCTGGCACTCTTACGCAAATTGGTGGGGTGAACAGGTTTGCAATTAACTCAAGCGGTCTTTTTGGATTTGGCTCAACTGGAGTAAGCGGCGACCGTCTTATGGATATGTCGTTTTCAGGCGCGACTACGGCTGGCGCAACTCAGTTTGGTATTGTGCTAAACCCAACGTACCCTACCACCCCCACAACAAGTATTTACAACATTTACGCTGGCCCCAATTTAACGTCTGGCACAACTGTTACAAGCGTCTTTGGCTTATATTTAGAGGCTGGAAATTACACTGGATGCACGGTTACAAACAAATGGGCCTTGTATCAGGCAGGCAGTAACGACAGCAACTACTTCGCTGGCAAGGTTGGCATTGGTACTACAACCTTTAATAATGCAATATTTGCCGTAGGTACAGTGAACGATGCTACGGCTGGCAATCAATCTGGATGGTTTTCTGGAACTAAGTCCGCCTACGCTGGCGTTACTGGTCTTCCACAAGGCCAACTTGCTGTAATGGATCAAGGCACTGCGGTTGGTGCTGGTGGTGCAATCAGTTTCATGACTCCTCAAGGTTCAGGTGCAACTTGGGGCGCGTCAATCATGGCAAGCAAGGTTGTCGCAGGAACGGGCGACTACGGCTGTGACTTGGTGTTCTTTACCCGACCAAGTGGCTCAACTGCTGATTCTCGCGGTAGATTCACATCTGGAGGCGCTTTTCTTGTGGGGCAAGCGGCTGGGGCTTACCCTCCAACATCTACTGCCGATACTTTTATGGGCGGTTTGGCTTTAAACCCAAATTATAGAACTGCGGCTAATTCGGCAAATTGTTATTGGGAAGCCTCGACTGGAGCATTTTTTAGGTCAACATCGTCTTTGCGCTATAAAACAAATATAGTGGATTACGGCAGGGGCCTACAAGATGTTATGAATCTTCGCGCTGTAAGTTTTAATTCAATAAACGGTAGCGATAAAGACAAGGTGTTTGCTGGTTTTATTGCCGAAGAAATTCATGCACTTGGCTTGACGGAGTTTGTTGAGTACGACGGAGAAAATATTCCGGACTCTGTTGGATATTCTCAGATAACTGCCTTGCTCACTAAGGCTATCCAAGAACTCAACGCCAAATTTGATGCGTATGTTGCATCACACCCCTAATCATTGAAAGGAAAAATCATGTCAGCAACTATTACTTGGGCAATTTTATCCATGCAGTGCAAACCCACCGAAGGTTCGTACACTGACGTTGTAGTCACTGCTAGCTGGAACTGCACTGGTACTGAAACGTCTGGTACGCCTGCTGTTGCCTATACCGCCTCAAACTATGGTACAGCGATATTTAAAATGCCCGAAGGCTCGTTTACGCCTTATGACCAACTGACCGAGGCTCAAGTTTTGGGTTGGTGCTGGGCAGACGGTGTAAACAAAGATTACACGGAGGCTTCCGTGCAGTCACAGATTGACGAGCAAATCAATCCGCCAGTTACCACACCACCTTTGCCTTGGATCACTCCTGCGGCATAATGTTTTGGGGAAGCCATCACCCCATTTTGATGGCAACTTTTGGAGAAAAACATGGACGAAGTCACACTAAAAACCGACTTGGTGAACGCAATTTTGCAATACTTGGGAAACCAAAAATTTGTTGAGGTTGCCCAGCTGATTCAGGCAATTCAGCAGGCAGCTGCAGAACAAGCGCCTAAAGCCGCACCCGTTGAAAAGGTTGCAGCCGAGGCAGTTAACTAAAAGAGTGGATATGAGCGCAGACATCGATTTAGTGGAGTACGGTTCACTCCTGCAGAAAGTTCAAGACCTTGACAAGAAGGTCGACAAACTTGAAGCAGGAATGGAAGAACTTTTAGCCCTTGCAAACAAGGGACGTGGCGGCTTTTGGGCCGGCATGATGATCGTGTCTGCGGTCTCTTCCGTCACCGGATACATCACTCACTGGCTTCAAGGAGTTAGGGGATGAGTGAAGAAAAGATTCATGCAATGGAGACTAAGGGCCAGTTGATCGAGAAGATTACCTTTGCTCTTCTCCCTCTATTATTTTCCTGCGTTGTCTACTTGATGAGTGCCTTGTCAAACTTGGCGCATGAGGTCACCATCCTCAACAGCAAAATTTCGCTTGTTGTCACTTCGGACAACAAACAAGCCTCAAATACTGGGGCTGAACTAGCCCGTGAAAAACTGCGTCAAGACCTTGAAAAAGAGATCCAACGCAACCGCGACCAAATTGCAGAAAACAGGATGCACATTGCCATCTTAGAAGAAAAAGTGCCTGTGTCTAAGCACATCAAGACTTTAACCGGAAAGGATTGACATGATTCCAATAGTTGCATCCCTATTAGGTACGCTGGCTCAAAATGGTCTGGGCCTTTTGTCATCTGCAATCCAAGCAAAAGGCAAAGAAGTTGTTGAGAACGCGCTTGGCGTGAAGATCAGCGACAATCCTACAGATGCCGAAGTGGCCAAACTTCGCCAGCTGCAGTATGACCATGAAGAGCGCTTGCTTGAACTCGGCATAGAAAAAGCAAGAATTGAACAAGAAGAATTGAAAGTCTTGTTGGCAGCCCAAGCCAATCAAGAAGACAATGTGTCAAAACGTTGGCAAGCTGACATGGCTTCCGATTCTTGGTTGTCTAAGAACATCCGCCCTGGTACCCTGCTCTATATCCTCACGGCCTACCTAATCTTTGCCGGCTTGAGCGCTGCAGGCATACAGGTTCAAGAAGCCTATGTCAACCTGCTGGGTCAGTGGGGCATGTTAGTGATGACGGCTTATTTTGGCGGGCGCACCGTTGAGAAGGTCATGGAGATGCGTAAGGGAGGCAAAGAATGAGCCTAAGTCAAGAACAAGCAGCATTCTTGTTGGATGCTTGCAAGCTGATCCAGTATGCTACAGAACAGGGTTTCATGGTGACAGGCGGTGAATTGCAGCGGACTCCTGAACAGCAGGCCATATATGTCAAGACTGGTCGCAGCATGACCATGAACTCAATTCATCTGAAGCGTTGCGCAATCGACCTGAACTTCTTCAAGGATGGACAGATCATCTGGGACAAGGCAATCCTTGCTCCATTGGGCGCCTACTGGGAAAGCCTATACCCCAAGAATCGTTGGGGCGGAAACTTTAAAAGCCTGGTGGATTGCCCGCACTTTGAGAGGAATGTGTAATGCCACAGGCAATGACCTTTACGTCGCTTCAAAACGACGTCCGCAGCTATTTAGAACGTGGGGCATCTGCTGTCACGGATCCATTGGTCTATGTCCAGATTCCAAGCCTGATCAACTTTGCAGAGCGCCGCATCAGCCGCGACCTTAAGATTCAAGGCTTCCAAGTGGCCGTAGTGACAAACCTACAAGCCGGAGTTGCAGTGCTTCCTAAGCCAGACCGCTGGCGTGACACCATCTCCATGAACATTGGAACAGGTACTGGTAACAATACGCGCGTTCAGCTGTTTACTAGAGCCTATGAGTACATCAGAAGCTACTGGCCCAATGATACCTTAGTTGATGAGCCTGTGTTCTACGGCGACTACAACTACACCAATTGGATCATTGCACCAACACCTGATGCGGCTTATCCAATTGAGATCTTGTACTACGAATTGCCTGTCTTACTAGATGAGAACACTCAGACCAACTGGCTGACCCAATATGCGCCCAACTTGCTGCTGTATGCAACCCTGTTGGAAGCTACTCCCTTCCTGAAAAACGACGAACGAATCCCAGTCTGGCAGGCCATGTACCAATCAGCTGCGCAAGCGCTGCAAGGTGAAGACATGAGCAAAATCCTAGACCGTGGCGCCGTGAGAAACGAGGCATAACATGACCACATACACCAATATCTTTGGCGGAAGCAATATCTCTCCTGCAGAGATCAGCTACGCAGAAGTTTCGCTGACGGCCAACACAACTTTTGATTGGGCCCTTGAGACAGCTCCATCAACGAACTTGATTGCGGGCATCATGGATGTCACTGCTACTTCAGGTCCTTGGAGCTTGACTCTGCCAAGTGCCCTTGAAGCATCGACAGGCCAAGCAATCCTGTTCAACAACGTTGGATCAAATTCTTTTATCATCAGGAACAACAGTGGCACTCAAGTTGCTGCTCCTGCAGCTGGTCAAGTTTGGCAAATTTACCTGACTGACAACACAACAGCTGGTGGTACTTGGCTTGCATTCCAGTTTGGTGCAGCAGTGTCTACTGCAAATGCTGCCTCTTTAGCTGGAACAGGGCTAGTCGCAATTGGATCTCTTTTGTCCTTGGCCATGCCAGTTACGTTTTTTGGAAGCAATTACTCGGCAGGTATTGACGATCGGGCAAAAACATTTATCTGGAATGGAGGAGCCGGCACCCTTACCATGACGGCTGCTGGAACCCTTGGAAACAACTGGTTCATTCAGCTTCGCAATGAAGGTACTGGTGCCATCTTAGTAGATCCTCCAGGATCTCAGACAATCAATGGCTCATCTACGCTAAGCTTTCAGCCAGGCGATTCTGCTATCATCTTTACGGACGGCAGCAATTTTTATACCCTTGGCTACGGACAATCTCCTGTCTTTGCGTTTGACTACACATCAATCAGCGTTGCAGGAACAGGCAACTACACCTTGTCTGGTAGCGAGCTAAACAGGATTGCCTACAACTTCACAGGCGTTCTAACCGGCAACCGTACGATCATTGTGCCTCAAACTGTCCAGCAATACTGGGTGGCTAACAATACAACTGGTCCTTACACCCTTACCGTAAAGACTTCGATTGCTTCCGGTTACGCCGTCAACCAAGGCTCACGAGCCATCTTGTATTCTGACGGAACCAACGTAGTTGCTGCCGATACCGGCGGCGTTGCAGTTCCTATCAGCATCTCTGATGGTGGTACTGGAGCCACAACTGCAGGAAACGCATTGATCAATTTAGGTGGAACAGCAACCGGTATTGCCTTGTTTACGGCTGCCTCGCAAGCTGCTGCTCAAGTGGCCATCGGTCTTGATCCCATCCAAGGTGGAACTTACTAATGACCACAACCCCAATCGTCCTTAAGTCGCTGCCTGGCATCAAGCGTGATGGCACCAGGTACGAGGGCGACTACTATGTTGATGGACAATGGGTCCGTTGGCAGAGGGGCCTTCCTCGTAAGGTTGGAGGCTACACCGTTGTCAACAGATACCTGACTGAAGTCAGCCGTGGGGTCAAGACTTTTACGCAAAATGGGCAGACTTACTTCCATTCAGGAAGTGCCGGTTTTGTGCAGCGATTCACTCTTGACGCCAGCGGAAACTCAAGCCTGATTACAGACAGGACTCCAATTACGTACGTTGTCGATGACAATAATCTTTGGCAGTTTGACGTCATCTATGACAGCCAGTCTATTCCTGCTGCAAATATGATTGTTGGCCAAGTGGCTCCAAATGCCAATTGTCTTTGCAACACGGATGGCGGCCAGTTGTTCATTGGTTCCATGACTGGGACTGATGCCTTGACAGAGGTCACAACGTTTCCTGCTGGCGTAAGCGTCACCGGAGGCGTGGTTGCCTTGCATCCTTATCTGATGTACTTTGGCAACGACGGTGTCATCGGATGGTCTGTTGCGGGAGCTCCTACTGACTTGACCGGTTTGGGTTCAGGAAGTGCACGAGTAGCAGGTCAAAAGATCGTGCGTGGAGTTGCTCTTCGAGGTGGTCCAGGAAACGCCCCATCAGGCATCTTTTGGAGTGCTGATGCTGTTATCCGTGGATCTTTTGTGGGAGGCCAGGAGGTCTTCCAGTTTGACACGATCAGCCCATATTCCAGTATCTTGTCTGCCGCCTCAGTGATTGAGTATGACGGCCAGTACTTCTGGTTGGGAACAGACCGCATGCTAATGTTCAACGGCGTGGTTCGTGAGATCCCCAACAACCTGAACATCAACTACTTCTATGACGGTCTAAACAGGGAAGCTGCCCAACGAGTTTGGGCTTTCAAGGTTCCTCGTTACGGCGAGATCTGGTGGTGCTATCCACGCGGAACAGCCACCGAATGCACCCACGCCATCATCTACAACGTTCGTGAGAACACTTGGTATGACACCGAGTTGCCTAATAGTGGACGGACCGCTGGGGAGTGGTCTCCTTTGTACGCTGCGCCACTTCTGTGCGGCCTACAAACATCTACTTTTGTGCCAAATAACAGGATCACAGAAGCCGGAGATCTTCGCGTCACTCAAGACAACGATCAGCGCATTGTGGTTCCTGAAGAGGGATTTAAGGTCTGGCAGCACGAGCACGACGTGAACGAGATTGACGGCCAGTTCATCACAGCTGTTCCTTCCTACTTCGAGACAGCTGACATGAGCATGTTGACTCCTCAAGGTGGATCTAAGAATAAATGGATCAGGGTTGAATCCATAGAGCCGGACTTTGTGCAGTCTGAAAACATGACCGTTCAGTTGACAGGTCGGGCAAATGCCAAGTCCCTTGAAGTTCCTGGTCCTGAGCGCGTCATCTTTGCTAATCCAACTACTCCTTACGAGCAAGTTGTGTCTTTTAAAGAAGCTCGCCGCGAACTGCGCTTTAAGTTTACTTCAAACACAATCAACGGCACTTATCAGATGGGCCAGGTCATTGCCCATATTGGTGAGGCAGATGGAGATGTACTTGGCGGATTAGCAGAGGGTTCCACGTGATCACGCAACCTGTTATAATAGGATTGCGCGACTGGGCGGATTGTGTCGTACTCGACCTTTCAAACTATGGCGCACTTTCAAGGCTGGACAATGAAGACAAATGGCAGGAGTGGGCGCTACAGTTCTGCGTTATTTCAGGACTAAGCCAGAAAAACGTTCCTAATCCATTTGACTTTCCTGACTGGCGTAGTTGGGCTCAACGATTTGTACAAATGGTGGACTAATGACCGATCAAGAATTTATTCAGCTGCTGAATGAAGTAGCTAAAAAAGCCAGGCCTTTCAATAACGAGGTTCGGCAAATTG